ATGTGGGGAGGGGGTGTTTATATTTGACCCCCTCCCTATATTATATTATATTTCCTTACTGCTAGAGGTACTATAGACCTTCTTGTAGATGTTAAGAAAGTCATATTTGATCATATCATCGATCGCTTTGTTGGTTGCGACCTCTGTTTCTTTTTCTGACAAACCTTCAGGAATATTAGCGACTCTTGCTAAACGTTCGCAAGTGTTGTAACCTTTTTCAACATCAAACAGAAACCAAAGAGTAAACTGTTCGAATGGATCATAAGGATTGTCAAACGTTGTCAACATACATTTCTTTTCCATTCAAACTCACTCCTTCAAATATTTCGAAACTGTTGACGTTGACACACCAAGTTTGTTTGCGATCTCAGCTAATGTGTAATTAGATGCGCTCAAAGCCTTGATTCTGTTCTTTTGTGCAACACTGAGTGTGCTTGTTTGCTTAGGCATTGCTCTTTGTCTAAGTTCATCGATGTCCGCATTATTAAGAATACGAACAAGCTTGCTTTCGCTAATAGCACCAGCCTGAATAGCAGCCCATTCCTGGTCTGTAATCTTAATATTACGCTCTTTACGGGATACGGAGCCCATTTCCTGGCGATACTTATTAAGAGCTCTAGTTCCGATCTTTCTAACATCGCCTTTTTCCATATCCTTACCAGTCTGCTCCTTATAAGCACGCTTACGAGCTTCCACTTCAGAGGATGCTCTGACCTGAGCCATACGTTCTTTAGGCGCATTGAGCTCAGCTTCCGAAAGCTTGCGCATAAGACTGTCCACTTCATCATGATATGTAGCTTTAGCAGTGCTATCATACTTGATCTTACCGGTAGTCATAGCCTGTTTACGGGCATCGTTGGCCATAGATTTCATCTTATTAGCATAGTCAGCATAAAGACGCTCCATTTGTCTTGGATTCTTCGGATCAGACATAAGAGTATAGGCATCGTCTGTCTCAGCCATCTTAGTGCTCTCTTGGGTCCTGGTAGTCAGCTTAGTTTTGACCTCTCCGGTACGCTTATTGACGGTGGTCTTCTCATATGTGGCATCATCTGCGGTCTTCCAAAGCAGGGCACCTTCTGGACGAGTGGGATCGTAATAGTCTTTCCCCTTCATATTGACCATAGGACTGCCTTGCCGTTTCGGAACTCGCTCCGGGCTTCTAGCCCTAGATATAATGGTTCCAGCGCCACCATCAGGCTGGTATTCTCTTCTTAATGCCTCGATATCGTTATCGATTTCACTTTGCTTATAGTTCAGCCCATGTTTTTCAGCATCGATAACAACCATGCTATGCCGAACAGCTCTTGCAAGCTTATCAGAATTAGCGCCCTTAAGCGTCATATCAGTGATAAGATTGGAAATCTTGCCCATTTCAAGCTGAGTTCCATGCTTGGTCATAAGCTTGACCGTGCCTGCTTTATAAGTATCAGGACCATACTGAACTTTAGGATCAAAGCCTTTAAGACCCTCAAGCTCAGGTGTTGCCGTAATTCTTACTTTGCCAGCAGGGTCATGAGTAGGAATAGCCATGACAGTATCGCCATCAAAGTCGGCGCCAGAAAGTCGATCTGCGACCTTATGGTTAATACCGATGGCATCAATTGAATCATTTCCAATAATTTTCTTACCGAGCTCATTCTTATGGGTTACGGTAAGAATAGGAATTTCAAAAGTGCCACCATGAGGATAACGAATAAGAGCCAACTTAGTACCAGGAGCATAGCCCGGAGCATATACTTCATTATCTTTAAGAGAATTAACAGGAATAATAACATGATACTTTTGTCCAGGTAACGCAGCAGCCTTAAGATGAACAGCTGCCGAGTCGCATTCATCGGCAAATTTATTAAGAAGATGCTTCTTAATAGTCGGGTTGGTTAAGTTGCTAATACTTTCATATTCAGCCACTTTGTCTGTAATAGCAAGCTTAAGCTGCTGGTTTGCAAGTTTCTTTGACTGTTTAGAAAGAAACTGCGCCGGTAATGCATCGGCCCATTCAGTCCAGTCTCCTTGGTCAGATCGCTTATTAATAAGGCCAAGCTTCTCTTTTCCTGTTTTAGGATCTTTATAGTAATATTGGCCTCCTTTATCAGGATCTTTAATAAGCGAGCCAAACGGATTTTCCGGATCATCCTTTTTAATGGGTTTCAAAACAGTATGATCTTTCGGTCCGAGCGCAGGTGTTCCTTTCTTTTTATTGGTATTAAATACCACATCAACGCCAGGTGGCATGTCATCTGAATAAACGGCCATGCCTTTAAGATAATGTGTTCCATCCACAAGGATTCGAACCTGAGAATATCGGGACTCTCCAAGAGACAGATCAGGAACATTTCTCCTAAGTTCAATAACGCCGTCCTTCTCAATGCCTTTAATACCATCAGGACCAACATCATCTGCATACCGAACCATCAGCCTTTTAGAGTCCATAGATGCAGGATAGGAAAGCTTTCTTTTTGATGCATCCTTATCTTTGATGGGGTCAACATCGATCAACGGATGAATGTTTGCGTAGTCATAAACCGCCTTAGTGACCTTTCGGCCATTGCTATCGACTCTGTAAGGTGTGCCAGGAGGGCATACAACTGTGATCGTGGTCTTTTGCCCAGGATTAGTAACCTGCGGAACTCGACCGCCAGCCACAACATAACCTTCCCTGTCAAGAATATACTTGACCTTCTTCATCATCTCCGGAGTGATGCCAAGCTGTCTATCAACACCAGCACCAATCTCAATGACTCCCTTTTTATCAACCTGTTCTTTGATGAAATCGGCTTTAGACTTTGCAATATTCATATTTTTCTCAGCATCTTCGTTAAACCAAGAACGAACAGTCGATTCATTAATGGTCTTACCAAGACGCTGGCTCATCTGACGTGCAATTTCGCTTACTCCAAGCCCATCTTTCTGTAAAGCCTTAGCAGTAGCAACATTATAAGCACGCCGTTCATTTTTGCAAATACCAAGCTCAGTGCGAAATTCTGTCGATGTCATGCCCATGGATTTAGCAATTGCATTATCGCCAGTCCACAGTTTACCATCGTCGTCCACATAAGTAAAGCCGCTTTTTCTTTTCTCTTCGACTCTACCGATGAAGTCTACAGCATGCTGATATGGATTATCACCAGACCCCCAAGGATACCGTCCAGATCGACGAGGCATTCCGTAATGCAGCAATGAATCTTCGACATAGTCACACAGACCGTAATAGCTCATCATTTCTTCGGCTATCGGGTTCATGGTGTCATTCCTCCTCGTAATTAGCTTTTTCTATTAACTTGTTTAAGTGCACAATTTTGTTGATAATATCATTGATGTCTTCAGGTGCGGGGTTATGCACAAATATCTCATCGTTCTGATAGATCCTCAATTCTATCCCAATCTCAGCCGGCTTGACCTTATACTCCAAACAGAAAAGAGCAGCGTAGATTTCCAACTGCTCTATATGTACTTTAGTTCTACCAGTCTTAAGATCATGAATCCTCAAAAATCCATCTCTAAAAGAAATAGCATCTGCAGTCCCAAAGAAATAGTTTGAGTAATATAAAACAACCTCAGTACTCATTCTAAAGCCAATAGCATCGTTCACATAAGAATATAAAGTCTTTCTGGAACGAGGCTGCTTAATGCCAAGGTCGATCGTCTCTTTTGCCCAAGCATGAAGACGAGTTCCAATCTCAGCAGCTTTACGATTTGAAAACACTTCTAAAGCTTTGCTATCATCATACCCAAGCCAGCTGCATTGACTCGGACTAAAGCTTGCGTGAAACCCTTCTAAATTTGAATGATCATTAAACTTCATTTATTTTCTCCTTATCTTCCAAATATAACAGAAAGTTCTTGAAGAACTCTATCTTTATTTTCAGGATAAACAAATGCCGCATATGACATATCATCCAACTTAGAAATATAATACTCTTGATTAGGCTGTTTGATTGCGCCTTCATCTCTTTTAATTTCCAGTACGACCCATTTGTCTTTATACAGAATAGTCCAGTCAGGAAATCCTTGTATGTACCCCGCGTCATTTTTAAGGGCAATACAGCCTGGATACGTACGCTTGATCTCATCGATCAGTTCTTTCTGAAATTTACTTTCAAGCTTAGCCATGATGGCGAGGTCTCCTTTCATTTGTGTTAAAATAAAGAGAAGACGAAATTTTAAATAAAAAATCGTTCTTCTCTTCATAACAGGGCATGTTTTTTTCGCGAATTTTAAAATATACGAAAAAATGAAAAGAGCTTGCAATTGCCGCGAACTCTCTTCATTTTGTGCTCAATCAATATAATCATAGTTAGGAACCAAGTCATCGATCGAACAATTAAGCGCCATAGACAAATTAATGATTGCGCGAAGAGACGGCATCCGATCACCAGACAAATATCTTGTGATAGATCCTTTATCTAGATGTGCTTCCTTCGCTAGCTCAATACGATTGATTCCATACTCGACCATAATCGACTCCAAATTGTGAGAGAAAATATCAATGAACTCTACTTCACTCATTCTTGCAGATCTCCTTTTACTTTGGCCAATCTTCTTGCGTAAACACTCGCAGTTGCAGACTGGCAACCGGGCAAAACTATTATATATAATATTATATATTTTTTTTCGCGTAATAGATTAGGTCGGTTGCCGGTCTGCAACCGAAAAATTTAAAAGACCGTCAAAACCCCCAAAAATGGCCAAAAACCCCCAAAAACAGCACATTTTGGGCCATTTTTGTTGCCAATTGGCAAACAAAAAGTTGCCAACTGTCAACAAAAAGTTGCAGACCGGCAACCGACCCATTTTTGGCCATTTTTAGCCTGTTGCCGATTGGCAATTTTTAAGTCCAATTTTTTAAAAATGGTTGCCAAGAAGCAACTAATTGCCAATTGGCAACCGTCTTTAGTCAGCCATTTTCCTCGTCTTCGATCATTCTTTCGAGGTAAAATCTGGCCTTTTTCAGGTCCTCATAGTACTTACCTTTAAGCGGTGCACGCCAAATATACTTGATCACCTGACCTGCAAGAAACGCGTGCGAGGGAACTCCGTACTTACACACTGCAGACTCAATCGCGTCCAAGCATTCAATATTTCCCGCCGTATAATGCGAAGGATGTTCAACAGGGTCGTCGACAACAGTTTTCTTAGTAGTAGCCATTTCATTAGTCTCCTTTTCTTTTTCAGTAGTTTCGATTTCCGGATCTGCTTCGTGCTCATCAAGCGATAAGGCCTCTCTTACCTGCGCCATCGAGTCACATTCAATTTGCCGTCCGTATGCAGTCAGAATATACTTGCCTCCAACTTTCCTAAGACGAATCTCCGATTCCATATGTGCTCCTCCTTATAAAAATAAAAGACAGAGCCTAAGTTTCCTTAGACTCAATCTTTTGAATTACACTTACCACATTCTAATAATGTCCAGGACATTAAGATGTGTCATGCTTTCAAAAGGTATGCAGTATCTCACAGTAGACTCGTCGTACCATTCGGTAAACTTGATGAATTTGTACAATCCCATATCCGGACTCCATCCGAAATTGTGGGCGTTCAAAATTGCACCAATAGCAACCCCAATGATTACACAGATAACTGCGTAGACACAGACTGCCTTCCAACTCCAATATTTTTCCATAATAATTCTCCTTTAAAATTATATTAGTTGTAGGTTTGTGTTCCTCTCATAATAGAGAGTGTTCCACTCGCGAACAACAAAAATAAAAAGAGAAAGCCCATGTAGAGCTTCCCCTCTTGAGAGAAACTATTATGTTTAATGATAGCCTTTAACTTCTCTAATTTGTTTAACCATTGCAGTGACAACAAACGCCAGTGCGATCAGACCTGCAACGATACCGATAGCGCTGGTGACATGCTGGTAGGAATTCTGCCAAGCAATATCATAACAAAAATTACCGATAGCGTCCATGTCATAACCGAACAGGATAGCCGTAAGTTTTGCAATAATAATGTTATATTTCATAAGTAAATACACTCCTTTAAATATCTTTAGTTTCCTCTCATAATAGGGAGTGTTTTACTCGCGAGCAGCAAAAATAAAAGTGTACGCACGGACTCACACCGTGAGGGAGTCGGATTAGATCCATCTCTTATTAAGAGCTCCCTTCCTTTCAAGCTCTGCACCTAATGCTGCCGTACTCTTCATAATAGGCCTTGCCTCATTCGCGAAAAAGGAAGAGCCCTTGTTAGGACTCCTCCTCAAATGGAATATTGCATGGGTGTTCGGAATTAGAAATCACCAATGGCCCGTAAAATGTAATTGGTCTATAACTAGAGCCAATACTTTTTTGATAAGCATCTGAAGTAGTATTCAAATGTATTTCTTGCCTATTAGCATTGTTAATATCTGTCATATTGAGTCGACCCTCTTGAACAGCGTCAGCTACATATGCCATGTTCTCCAGGAATTCTACAATCTGATCACGATTGAACCCGTGCTTAGACTGCAAGACATACTCCGCCATCAGGATTGTATTCTTTACAGCCTTTGCTTTAGCTTGAGAAATATCAAGAGAATTAACTTTCGGTTTCTTCTTTTTAGACTTCATGTATGGCCCTCTTATTACTTAACTTCTTTCTTCAGAAGTTCGTCTCTGTAATCCCATAGCAGGTCCCCGATTTCCTGCTTTTCCGAATCGGTTAGCGTGTGATTATTCTGCCGACAAATAGCGCAGAGCCGGTCACAATCATTCACGATCGTGCAGATTTCAGATACTTTCATCATTTTCTCCTTTCAACTACTTTGAGTTCGACTTTCTTTTTGAATACGTAAATAATTATGGGTCTCATCGATAAACTGGATTTTTGTTGGATCAACTCGCTCGATTCGGTCATCGAATTCAACGATACCAAATACACGTGAATATTGGCCGCCCGGATTAGATCCAACCATTATGCCTGGACAAATTACGTCGCCATATTGCTCCCAGCAATGGAAATATCCAAGCTCTTTGCCGATTTTGCATAACCTGAGTTCTTTCTTAACAACAATATCACTCAATGACGCCATTTTTTTTCTCCTTTCAATTGTCTATCGCATCTTCATTCTTTTTAAGAAACTCCATGTAATAAGCAACACCATTCGAGCAGCTTAGCAACCTCATTTCAGTTCCTTCAGTGGGCATCCTATAGCGTGAATCAGTTGTATGAGAGCATGTTGGAAATATACAATTTGCGCACTTTTTCAGATTGCATAGATATGCGTATGTTTGAATCATTATTTTTTCTCCTTTGAAGCGTCATTATTTTTTCTTCTTCTTTTAATTGCTTTTTCCAAGGCTTCAACGTGAACCTTCACATTCCTATCATATACTCTAGAATCATAGACTTCTTTTCCGCAATACTGGCAAACAGCATATTCTTCAACAAACGTGGTCTTAATATAATTGCTCTCTATAGGAACACGTCGAGTCCTAAAGAATACAGGAACTTCGCGACGACATCTGGAGCAGTAATTATTACACATTACTTTTTATCCTTCTCATTTTTCAAATACTCATAAATGGTTTTGCAACGGTGCCTATGCTTGCACTCTACATATGTATCACCGCATAAAACAATGCCGCCATAACCAGTCTCAACCTGCTCCGGACTATGGGTTACTTGAGGCTCAAAATCTGCGCAGGATTGGCAATACTCAGGAACAATAAGATTAATCATAGCTGTTCTCCTTAGTTTTTAGTCGGTATCAGTACACATTCGCCGTTTCCATTAACGAGCCTAATCTCAATATCCTCAGGAACTATCTGGGCTTCTAAATAAGACGGAAGAAGAATCACTCCAGTCTCTTTCTGAGCTCTAAGGTTATCAAGAATGGCCTGCATTCGTTCATATGGAAGAAATGCATTGCATTTAACTACTAAAATATCAGGCATTGTAATCTTCATCACGATAAGTATCGGTCCAGTTTCGATAGTAACGGCAGCAAATAGAAATCCCGCTAATGAAATCATAATCAATCACTTTCTTCGCCGAGAATCCTCCATCCGGGGTCTCTTTAACCACAGACACGCGCGCGTTTTCAATTGCTTTGAGAATATTAAGATAATCTGGCTTATAAATGCATACTGCGCAGTGCTCGCAGCTAGTACATAGGGTTGCTTTTGTTCCTACTCCTTCAGACACTTTTTTCTCCTCCATCTTTATTATTGAAGTCCTTCATAATCGGAGTGACGCAAATAAATTCGCAGCATACAGTTTTGGCAGAATCCGTGTCTTGCTTATATTCGCGGCTTACCATGCGGTAAAGCTCGCCATTGAAAGAGCAGACCTCACCGAGTTCAACACTGTCATGATCGACACAGTAAGAAATATACTTCTCATAGAGATCAACTTTGGTTTGAAGCTCTGCCACCTTACAGGCCATTTTAGCGAGTTTATTTCTGTATGCTGCCATTGCTTTTCTGCATGAGGCTTCAAATTCTGCTTCTCGATCAAGTTTCAGAAGTTGATTAATAATGGCTCTGTACCGATCATTTGCAACGGCTCTATCCTCTTTATTGTACATTAGTTATTCTCCTTTCCAATAATCAGCTCAGAATAAGGCAGCTCTTCGATCCAATCACAGAATGTGTGCCACTCGTCAAGCTTATGATTCCTACGGGACTTATAAATATTTGCCAGCACCTCGTAGTTCAGCATAACCGTTCGACGCTGGTTGTAAGAGCTCGGCAGCAGTTGAATCATCTGCCACCAATAAAGCTTTTGCTGAGCAATCACATGCTTTCTTTCGGCTTCAGTAAGATCAGTTCTTTTCAGCTTCTCAGAAGCAATGTTGTACTTCTTACGGTAGTAATTCAGAATATCCACAGTCCGAAGAAGCCAATCATAGGACATATTGTATTCATCGCCGTCAAGCTCTTCAATGTGTTCATGGCTAAAGTCGTTTACGTCAAACTCTTTTGCTGCAATCTTATGCATAGTAGAACAAGAATCGGCTACCGTGCCAACCTTATAAGTATCGAATTCCTTCCACCAATACAGTGGAGCCGTAATATCAAGGTACACGGCGATCATCCGCATGAACTTGCGATGGTCTGTGCCAGCATTACGAAGACGAGTCATAAGGTCGAGGTCTGCCTCGCCGATATTGAACCCTTGGCCATATCCAGCGCACCCAGGATTACACTCGTCGTCAGTAAAACAGCACTCCGGAGAACCGCAGAAGAAACTGTCACTCTTCTTCCAAGAGTTCATTGGATTACGCATCCCTCTGGTTGCTGCTTCCCAACCAACAGCCTCAACTTTTTCAATTTTAAGCATTAGTAGTTTCTCCTTTCGAAATATTGATGCTCTTACTTAAATTAATAGTTGGACTTTTCTTCCAAGAGTCCATCAGTTCCTCCACAAATCTTTTATACGCCTTTGAGCACGTTGGGCACAGATCTTCTTTACCGAGTTTGGTCCATCCTTCAGGAGCACCTTTCCAAACGTCAGTCATAAAGAAATATGTCTCTTCAAGAGCTACTGCGCCACAATGGTCACAAATATAAACGCGCTTACGTTTGAGCATTGCTCGGTTTCTCCTTCTCCTTATTAATAATTTTTACTTTATATCCAAGCTCTTTTTCAATCTCATCGAGAGTCATTTCTCGAGGAGCATACTCCGTGATAATGTCGAAGCAGCAAGCCTGGGTTTTGAGACCTCGCTCAATTGCTAAATCGCAAACAGACTCGTGTAAGAGCATTGAATCACTGCAATTTATATAAGGGAAGTCATATACGCTCTTCTCACAAAACGGTCCAAGATAATTAATACGCGGAATATATTCCTGAGCAAATGGCACAAGGGCCTTTGGGATCACAACCGTATGTTTACCTTTCTTATCCTCATACTTATAGACCAGTTTAAAATACCAGCGATCATCTTCCCTAAAAGGAACAATGCTAGTGAGCTTGATGTCGTTTTTGTCCATTAAATATCACTCCTTACAACTTTACAATTATAGATTTGTTAAAAAATAAGAGAGAACGTGCGACTTTTCGATGCCGCAAAGGTTATAACCTCGGCTTTTTTCCTAATATAATTAGTACTGAATTTCTCCCATTCTTCTCATAATACAATATGTAATTTTAGCGATACCAATATTCAAAAGATGGGCTATGCATCAACCCGATAAGGATAAGGAACTGATAAAACCTGCCATTAATGTTTCGCCTTCGCCATTTCTTCCACTTTTTATAGCGTTCGAAAGTTTTAGTCATTACTTTTTATTCTCCCATCATGATGAATATACTGTACTCACCATCATCGCCGGCAAGAGTTTTGCCTTGCAGAAGAGCAGAGATATCTTCTGCCGACAGCTCGAATGTAGTGTTGCCCCAACATGACATATTCGAATTTACTTCTTCTTCATTGTTGCAAATAATGAATGTATGAGCCATACGATCCTCCTTAATTGTCAAGCATCGTCTGTATCGGTCAGTTCATTCAGCCTCGAAATAACATATACAGCTCCATTTAGCCATTCCCCTGAGCAATTTGGAATCTGTTTTTTAATATCATCGCAGACTCTCTCACGAATATTTAATTCGCGCATGCGGCCGGCATAGTATCCAATGCTAATAAGACAGAAGAAAGAGATAAGAATAAAAATAATACACAAAATACAATGAGCAATCATCATAATTATTCCTCCATAAAGCTCATGGCTGCTTTGATCTTCCTATCATAGCTCCATGCATGCGGGCATCTGAATTTTCTCAGCTCGCAGAAGCAGCACATGCTTCCCTGAGTCAGCACAAAACAACGATTAGCAAGCGCCCTGCAGTCTTCGTTCAGACCCTGCGCCTTTTCGGAATATGCCTTACACATATCGTTGTATTTCTTTTCAAGGTCTGCGATGTCGCGCTTCAAACGCTCATTTTCAATTGTTGCGTCCGACTCCATCTGATTTCGAAATTCAGCAAGATTCATTGCTATTCTCCTTATCAATAATCTTAATCTTGTAACCAAGTTCCTTCTCGATTTCCTCAATGGTCATCTCATGGACAGGTTCAGCAGGCTTGACCAGGTCATCAATAACGCAGACATCTTGCATCCTCTGACCGGTTACTGGATTCCAAAAGTTTCCCCTAAAGACGGCAACTTCTTTTGTAAAAAGGCCAATAGTTAGTTCATCACGACCGAAGCGATCAGAACTAAACTCCTCTGGAGGCAGTGCTCTGCAAAAGAAAGGAAATTCAACTTTTGGATAATATCTGCAATGAACGCCAGATCCGTTTTCATACTCATATAGAAGCTCCATGTACCAGGTTTCATTTTCATCCCGGTATGCCGTCGCATCTACAAGTTTCGCATTTTCAGCTTTGAAATTATTCATTATTTTTCCCCTCTTTAACCGGAATATCAAGCTTATCCCAGTAAGGCAATGGAATATACAGCGTGCAAAGACCGCTTGGGAGTGCAATAGCGGCCAGGAAAAGATTGTCCCCACAGAAGCTCCCGCTCAATGTGAATCGGCTTTTCCAAGCTTTTCCAGCAAACTGATTTGCAAGTCCAATAAACACAGAACGATGTTCATAAATATTAGGCGCATAAGATCTAAGGATGCCTTCAACATCCTCGATACGAGGTTGATGCTTGAATTTAACTTCATAATATGTAAGACCTTCTAGACTTTCAGGTTCACCGAATGTGATATCATAACTCTTCATTTTATTCCTCCATTGGCTAATCTTCACGCATCTCCGGTGCTGCTGGCATTAGACTTTCGACTGCCTCTACAATAGTAGCCATGCACTCTGGGCAGCAATCGGTTACATTTCCGGAAAAATATGTATCATCTGCGCATACATTAACAAACATAAAGCCACTCGGATTGAGCTGGTTATCTTTGGAATTATAAGTTTCATAAAGCTTTCCACAAATATCACACTTTTTAGCAAGAGCCATTATACGTTACCTCCGTACATTTCTTGACGTTTAATTTTTTCATTGCGAGCCGTTGCCATAATTCGACAAATGTCGGCTTCAGTTTTTGCTTTTTCAAGCCTAGCAATAACTTTATCGTCATACATAAGCTCTTCGGCTGCCTGAATAGCGTCTACCTGATATGTTTTGAAAGGAGTATCAGTTACCATTATTATTCCCTCCGGCATTACGCATCATCGAAATAATGAAGTTGCTGGCAATGTCAACCGCTTCACTTCTGGTAAATCCGTTTTTAATAAGCGCCTCTCTGATTATAGCTGCCATTTCAGCCATCGAACCGATAGTTTCAATAAAATTTTCAAGCTGGTTATCCATTTTTTTCTCCTTTTACTCTTTCGGTTCCCAATAAACCGGCTTATGTGAATATTCGTTCGCAGGGTTGGCAAGGCAAGTATTGCAAGGGTCGTTCTCCTCTTCAAGATCACTGTACTTGCAAGAGCCGCAATACTGGTCAAAATATACTTCTTTATACTGCAGATCAACGTACTCCATCGTCATCCTCCAATCTTTCTTCCCGGCATAGCGGGCAAATATAAGGCTTGCAGGCACGTTCATCATCTACCACCCATACTGTATGGCAAATGGAGCATCGAACCTCGACGAAATTTAAGGCCTTAGAATACATTTTATGCTCCTATTCTCTGTAATCATCGTAAATCTCCGCATTGTATGTACCATTATCATAATCATACCAGAAAATGACCGGAATTTCGAGTTCGGCAATAAATTTGAGAAGGTCATTCAAGTCATTTACGGTGATGTACGCAATTTGGTGCCTGGAGTTGCCAACCATCTCAAATTTATAATTTCTAAGTAGATGATACTTGTCCAACATCTCTTTATTGTCGTAATATTTGGTAGACAAAATACGTACTTTCATTTCTTGCCTCCATAAAAAATACGATAGAATGTCTTCTCAAACCAAGCCGCCCCCTCATCCCAAGAGCCGTCATGGTAACCTTCCTCATCAACCCACTTCTGATAGGTTTCTCTGAATGCTTTGCTGATGCTCATAAGAGGAAGGATAAGCCCGAAGAAGAACCCAAGAAGGAAGATCAGAATATAAAGCAGAATAGTAGTCCACATAGTAATTTTCTCCTTTCAAATATCAGTCTTGATTAAGCCAATAATTGTCGGTAAAGCTTCTCATCGCATTGAGAGGTTTGTTCTTGTCTGCAGGATTCCTAGAAAAGTTCGAGCACGCTGTGTCATAAGGAGGCGCACATGAGCAAGGCATTCCAGTGCCCTTATCCCAGTTTTCGCATGTTCCGTTTTCATTGTTAACGCAATCGCCGCATCTTTTTTCGCGCATCATAAGTCTCCTTTTTTACTGATAAAACCTAACCTCCGTATATTTGGAGGCTCTTTCAAGCTGCTCTTTGGTCATTGTCGGAAATTTAAAGACATAAAAGCTTCCAACATAATAACCATCTTCAACTTGTTCCGTATATTCGATTCCGTGGTTTTTGAAATATGCTTTAGCGGCAGATGCATCGATGAAACCTTCAACTTCTCCATAAATAGGCTTGCTGAAATCCATAGTATTTTCTCCTTTCAAAATATAAAAGAATAGGACACCGTGTTTCAGATGCCCTAGTTCTCTTAATCGAATATTAGCTGATAATTTTTATGAAACATGCATTCATCGAAAGCCTCGAAGTCGTCCTCATCGACTTCGATGATTTCTCCAGTGTCAACATTTCTAAATTTTATTTTCATACAAATAGCAACTCCTTTCATTAAAGAAGCTGTATTTATCGCGAGCCCCATTTAAGGGGCATAACTACATTGGTGTGGTGGTAGGAATAAAGCCCGGTTTCATTAAGGCACCACCTCCTCAGCCCAGCCAAAAGATATCTTGCCATCGGATAGATCTTTATTGTACAAAAGTTTGAATATATCTTCAGCCTCGTCTTCATTTCTCGCTATAATCAATTCCCAGTTTCTATTAGGTTCATTGAAATGCGGACGACTATCGTTCGAAAAATAGAATACTTTAAATCTCTTAAAGCCTTTCATGCTTTTTATCCTTTCAAAGTATAAAAGATCTAGCCCCGCTGAGGGGCATAGCTACTCACACGGATAAGTCGGACCGTCGAACACTGGGCACCACCTCCTCTACCCATCCGAAGAATATCTTATAGTCAGACAAATCTTTAGAATAGGCAAGTTTAAACAATTTCTCGGCTTCATCTTCATTTTTTGCCATGATCAATTCCCATTTCCGTCGTGTTTCGTCGATACCTTGATGGTCACCGCCAAGGAAATAGAATACCTTAAATTTTTTCAATTTACTCATTTTTTTACCATTTAACCCATCTGTTTTCATTAAACTGCCGTTTTTCACTAAGGGCTTTACTGATTGCGAGGTCAATTCCGGATCTAGACTTGAAATGGTAGTAATATAAATCTCGGAATGGAGTATTTAGCCTATCAATTCTTCCAGCTGCTTGAGACACTGTTTTGTAGCTGTAGGATTGAGAATAGAACACAATGGTGTCAGTTTTGATACAATTCCATCCTTCGGCTCCTGCCCCATAATTGACAAGATAGATCCATGAAGCTCCATCAGGAACAGGCTGATGCTGATGTCCATTCCATTCAGCCAATTTTGTATTAGGTCCATAATGCAGTCCTTTCAAAATATCAAGCTCGTAATCGAAGTTGTAGAATACAATTATTCTAGGATGTTTTTCTGCGAGCTCCATTAGAGCTACCTGTCTGGACTCGTCCTCATTCACGATTCGTCTTAAGACATAGCAAAGACCAGAAGCTTGCTGGATAGGCTCATTCTTAAACGGGTCCCAGCGAGTTCGCATAGCTTCTTTGTACTTTGAGACATCATACGTAACATAGATGTCTTCGTGATGTGGGATGGTCTTACGGGAGAAATCCATGTCAACCAGAATCTGATTTCGCAGTTTAATAAGACGACCTGTGTTAATATAGCGCTCAATTTTTGGGTATTTTGTATAGCGTGAATATATGCAATGCTCTCTAGTAAATGCAGTTTTGTTTTTGTAAAATCCGTTGGCTACAAACACCGGAATATACTGCTCCCAGGTGTCGCCAGGTGTTGCTGAAAGGATAATCCAGTTGTTTTTTCTCGAGATATTCAGAAAAGTTTTAACCCAGGTGCCTTTGCCAGTCACGCGGTCCTCATCAAATATAAAGAAAGCTCCGTACACATCCTTATACTTCTTGATGTTGTTCCAACTGTCTATCACAACCTTATTCTTGTAGCGACTCAGTTCCGGATTAGTGGAAATAAGGTAATGTGTCAGTTCTCCTTCCCATTCAAGTGAGTCACGTTTCATTGCAGTTGTGATAATATAAAGGTCTTTTGGGTTTTTCATAGGAATGTAGTCGGGGTCTATACTACCACCTTGTTCTTTAAAGTAGTAATATAAACCCGTTCTACTCTTGCCACTTCCAACACCGCCATTTAAGATGCAGCCATTACGCATTTTTTTGACTGCATCCATTTGATAGCCATAAAGGAATGGCTCGCTCATTTCTTATGTCTCCACTTATCACCGTTGACGCACGGCTCGGGGCATATACAATAGAATCCGCGTTCGAACATCATACCATGAGCACATGCAAAGCATTCAAATCTAATCTTACTAATTTTATCAGCATTGATTGCACACATATTTTGAATTTCATGGCAAATTGGAACGGCAGTATTCGGTTTCTCATCAGGAAGCCATTTCTTGAAAACATTATAATAGTTGCCCTTGTTTCCGAACATCTTTTTTGAAAAAGCCATAGCCAGACCTTTTTCAGGGTCAAACCTTTTGCTAAACTCGCATTTCACGACCGTCTTAGTTCCATCTTCCCAGAAAACGATTGTTGCCGGGTCATTATAAATAACATCTTTAATTTTTGGAATAACGGTCTGCGTGGTTCGGGTGGCATTGAAGACCACTTCCGTTGTAATAACATCATTATAACAATATTTGGCAACCTCTTTTTTATATCCATTATTCTTGTATCTAAGATATCGGCTCATTGCAAGCTCTTTAGCATCTTTGCTATCATTGAGCCACGGAGCCAACTGGTTGTAATGAAATGCAATTGTGGGGTCAACTTTATGAGGATTGTCGAAACCATCGATGAGAACCCAGCAATGCTGTACTCCATCGATTTCATGCACGACAGCCACGGTTCCTACTCTGCCACGCATAGCATCCTGAAGTTTCCCGATGCCGTTGATAACTCTGACTCTGTCTCCAATTTTGTACTTATTCATTTAATTATTCTCCTTTCAAAAATATAAATAATCAGCCGTATTTAGGTACCCATTCCGAGCAATCATTGCACGGTACCACACAAGAGCATCCGGACCCACAATCAAATCCGCAATTCGAGCAGCAATGCTTTGGATTCTGAAACCGATCCATATCGGCCTCGATTTTTTTGACCATGTCAAGAGATTCTTTGACCGTAGATCCTTCGTGGATCTCATGGTAAAGACGAGTCGCTTCAAACCTCTGACCATTTTTGAGCAGGTCAATCACAGAGAGATTCTTCACCGGCATCAAAGCTCCGGCCCTGACCCAAGCATCAAAGGCACCAGGACCAAAAATATCATCCAGAATCGAGAGGCTCCGCTCATGGAAGATTTTGTTACTCATAACTGCTTTGTAATACATGATGTTCTCCTTTCTTTAAACAACCGCGCCAGACTCAAAGAGACTATCCGCGTATACATCACTTACTCCAAAGACGTTCTTACTGCTAAGGTCAAGAAAATAACAGAGTTTCCCGCACCATGCTCTGGCTGCTTCCTGCTCTCCGGCGATAGAAGCAAGATCAGCTTCGCAGTCCAATTCTCCAAGGTACTTAAGCATGTGCTCCATTTGTTTTTCTCCTTTCAAATATTATACTCTTCAAGCCAGTTTGCAAATTCTTCAAGCACGTCGTCGTTAACACAAATCCAACTTGCACTATATTTGTCTTCAGAAAACTCATAATATAGTTTCTCAATAGTTGCTCCGCTGACGAAGAGTGTTCCGTGCTCATTCAGATAGTCGAGAATACGCTTCATTTCATCTGGATAAGTAAAATTACTGCTCTCGTGCTTTTTGTAAACTCTCATAGAAACTCTCCTTTACTCCTCGATTTTTCTTACGTAAATATCCTGGCTCTCGATCTCGCCATAATTCAATGTCTGGTGGAAAGCAATTATTTCATAATCCAGATAAGGGTCAAGTTCTTTCACATATTTCATGCCATCTACTACTTTTTTAGGGAACCATTCTTCAAAAAGCTCGTCCCACTCATCGACATAGAGATTTGCTGAATAAGGTTCCAGAATACTATTTCCTGTGATTCTAAGAAACGTTCTCAAGGTTACCTTCATTTATTTTCCCCCTTTCATTTTTTTTGATTAAATGGTAGCGGAGACGGGATTTGAACCCGTAAGCGATTAAGCCGACAGATTTTAAGTCTGCTTCCTGTGCCATTCGGATACTCCGCCATGTGAAGCCGCTATTTTTTGAAGGGCGGCTAATCCTTCTGCAGTCCTACGCTTAAACACACCTATACGATCTTAAATAGATCGCGCCCTCTTTACTTCTTTCACCAAAAGGAGAAAGCGACATCAGACTGCTGCTTTAGTCGTAACTGGATTCAGTGTGCCGTACATGGTGGGCCGTCAGGGGCTTGAACCCTGGACCTGATGATTATGAGTCAACTGCTCTAACCGACTGAGCTAACGACCCTCAGCAAAAAATAAAGAGAGGAACAGCTTAATAATTAATTTAATAGCTTATATGAGCTAACTGTATCCTCTCATAATATAGGCTGTAACTTTCGCGAATTACATGATCTTAATTCCTTCGTTCATCAGAGTTTGCTTAAAGACAACTCGAGATTCGATAGAATTATGCTTATCATGGATTGCATTCGCATACTCTTTTCGAAGCCCAGGCCGATTGTCGATAGCATAAATATGTTCGATCGTCGGATAGTTATCCATCATGTATTTTGCAGTATGCGCCAGTCCGGCAATAGTCATGAATCCTTCATTCATGATAAAATACCGAACCGGAACATACTGAGCGTCAATACCTGCAAGACCATACAGAATAATCTGATTTGTTTTCATCTTTCTATCCTCCATCAGAACGGGCAATCCTCTTCGGGATGCTCTTCTTCTGCATACTCTTCCTCAAAACGGTCAATATCCTGCACCACGCGGATAGACTGCAGATATGCTGTTCTGCCAGCCTTTCCGTTGACGTTCCAGTCGTACGGACGAATATCCATATCGATCTGTCTCATGCTGATGTGATCAAGCATACTCACACTATCCTCGTCAAGGCGGTTCATACGCTTTCCAGTCACAAGGTACACCTTCGGGCCATAATCATTGAACTTGACCTTAACCGGAAGATACATGAACGGATCGTCACCCTCTTCACGAGGGGGCTTGATATGAACATTCCAGCCATCACCAATAAGTTCATCTGCGAGCTGGCGGTCCGGAATAATCAGAGCAAAGTTGCGATCGCCTTCGCGATTATACTGAGAGGGGGCACCGCTGAAGTTCTTGTAAGTGATTCTAGCGTCGTCGATCTGAAGGATATCTTTCGGTGCAAAAGTAATTTCCATAATAATTTTCTCCTTTGAATATAATTTTTGATAAATTATCTCACGTCAAAAGGCGTAGATTCATCCCAAGGTGCATCGGGACTGTCCCATGGTGAAATATAAGGATCATCAGAGACAAACCACTCGAAATCGCCGTATTTAGAAATTGTGTCGATTGCGTCATCAACAAGCTTGTCGTAATAAGACCGGTCAATGTCGCCCTGCTTATTAGACGTCCGTACCATCTCAGACTCAAGCCATCGATAGCCTTTAGCGCCAGTAGCCGAAGCATACTTGATGTTGCCGTCTTTATCTTTGGCTTCTCGGAGAAGCTCACCGCCACCACAACCTGGCTTGATTGGGCAGAACAAACCGACCTTACCGATAAACACTCTATTGTGCTCACCATCGGGAAGGCCTTCGTTGATGTCCAAATATAGAGATGTGCTTACCGATTTAGTCTCGCACATGTCCTCAAACTGGATCGGCTCGTGACTAAAGAGCTTCTTAAAGACATAAGGCACCTGGAACTGGGTTCCTGTTGCAGTCCATTCGCCAGCGTGCTTACCATCTTTGAACTTGCCAACATACACAGCGTCGTTAACTAGACAGTACTTCTCAAAGTTAGCCTCCGTCTCGAACGTGTAGCCGTATTCTTTGCCAAAGCGGATGACAAAGTTCTGAATATCCTCATTAGCATCCGGGATCTTGATTGAATCAGTCTTGATATGGCAAACCTTGAAACCATGCTTCTGGACTTCGCTCTTGAGAACTGTCATGAACAGAGCTCCACGCTTGGCGACAATATTATCGATATTGCGAGGATCTCTGAACGGGTTCGCAAATGCTGCACTCGTAAGGCCATAAATCGAGTTGATGACGATCTTCAGAGCTTGAGCGAGGTCTGCCGCTTGCTCTTCATTCAAATATGGCTTGAGTGCACCATCTAGCATCTTACCTGCCAGGTCGAAGTCTTTATGCTTGATTGCCACACGCGCATTGACAATATCCTCGAATCTCTTAGTGAATGTCGGACCGAAGACACGTTCGTAGATAGCACTGTGCGGATGCTGGCTAGCAATATCGCCATCCCATACTCCGCCGTACATACCAGGTTCAGAATATACTCGGCCGCCTTCGCCAATAAGTTCAACTCTTGTATCGAGCTTATCGTCTAAGATCTTCTCGATCTCATCACGGTCCCTAGGCCACACGAGCGAGCGATCATGAATATAAATGGATCGTCCATGGTCGAACACATAACCAGGGAAGAACGGCATGATACTCCAGCCATCAGGAAGAACCGTGCACCCGTCTTTTGGATCGTAAATATCATACGTCGGAAGACCATCTTGATCGAAGATGCGGAAGACGTAATCCGGACCAAATTTCTGACGATACTCATCGTATTCAGTCCAGCTGACCGGCTTAGACAAATCTCGGTAGTTGAACTCGCTCTGAGGTTTGCGGTTCTTGCCAAATATAATCTTGGTGGAAAGGCTGTTTGTCGTATCATTGACAGAGACGTCCGTGATTCCGTGCAGAAGTCTTACAAGATCAACCTGGATCTTTCGCGCAATAAAGTCACCTTGACGAGCATTGAAAACGGCTTCTGTTGCAATGACATCGTTGTCGCAATACTCGGCAACCTTTTGCCAAAGCTCTTCTGCAACCGGCTGATCCCAAGGTAGGCCAAGCTCCTGGTGGTGAATTCCAAGCTCTATCTCCCACTTTTTGAGAGACTGCTTCTTAGAACAGAAGTCGTACACGTCTGTATATGAGACATTATACGCCTCACCAAAGAATGCCCCCTTTTCGCCAGAGACAATTCTCTGTGATAGATTATAGAGCTGTTCGTTCGTGTATCCAATATAGCGGGCGTACAAAATATGGTTATCGTATCGTCGGCAGTTGAATCCAACGAGACGGAGCTTCATAAGGTCCTCGATCTCTCTAGGAGTCGGGTTGATCATCCTGACAACTGGTTTGCCTTCCCCCGCAAATTTCCAGTTTACAAGAAATAAGTTCGGGAATACCTCGACGTCATAGAACACAAGTTCTGCATCTTCGTTTGATTCCCCAGTAGAAGGCTCCTCCGATTTGAACTTCATCTTACTCGCAAGCTTGAGACAGTAATCTGAGTGATTCGTACTGCTGGCTGCAAATGCAACGACGGCATTCTGCATGTCACTGACATCATAGTGCATGCCGCTTGCATATGCGTCTTCAAGAATTTTATAGATGAAATCAACATTCGGTTTGGTTCCTGCATGAACTTCTTTACTAATACATTTCTTAATGGTTGTTCGAAGACCTCTCTCAGTCTGAACAACCTCTTTATTAATCATTTTTTCTCCTTTCATTGGCAAACCTGAGCTAATTTGTGCAATTGGCAAGTTGTTGCATTTAGTAAGCTTTCTTCGAAGGGAGCTATTACCACTAAACACTTTGACTTCGATATCGTCGTCGTAAACACTCTTGAGCATTGACGGATCGCCAGTATAAATATAATGCAGGTGAATACCGTTTCCGCTCTTGCTGAGTTCTGCGTATGTAGCCGGCCATTTACTAGCTGCTTCGAGGTTCTTATCGAAACATTTATTTCCGGCTTCGTCCTTAATATCGAAGTCAATCACAATATGGTTTTCTGGGACTTTGACATAATGAAGCCTGGAAGTATCGAGATCCGCAAGCACTGTAGTGACATTATCCCACTTTTTATACGGAGTTCCTTTTGAGCTACCGTATTGAGCCGGGTATTCGGCACACTCCTGATCAAATATAGAATCATATTCGCCGAACTGAATCCTATACTCTTCGTGCTTTGGCTCTTTTTTCTTCTTGATCTCGAACTTCTCTGTCTTGAATCCGCTATAATAGTTCTTGATAATAGGACCATCGTCAGAAGTAGCAGCTTCGGTGAAGTTCTTAAAATAGTTTTTAAGTTCTTCTTTGAACGTTCTCTGAGAGAATGGATATGGCACTTTTGCATCTTCGCAGTATACCTTATACATATCCCAGGCTGCTTTGAGCGTGGTTCCATCTTGTTTCTTAAAAATATGATAGGAGTCAATAACGAAGTTGTAGAAATCGTTAGAGGCTCCCATCATTAAAGTCGGAACGTAGTCATCATAGTACCCAGGATCTTCCAAATATACTTCTTGACAATGATATGCAATGGCACCAAGTTCAAACTCGATTTGCTTCATTATGCGCCTGTACTCTTTCGGAGCGAGCTTGTTCCCTGTAGGCGTCACGTCAATAAGTCTTCGAAGGAGGCCCGACTTTGCATCAGTGATCTTAACCGGCTTATTGGTGCCCATGAACAGGAAGCATTTAAATCTGCTAGAATACGTTGACTTAAACTTCTCATTAACCGTCATCAGCTCGTGAGACACCAAGCTGTTCAGTCTGGTGTTATCTTCGATCTTGGACAGATCGCCATCGTGCTGGATAGCAACAAGAGGATTGGATTTGAATGCTTCTAGTGCAAAGGAGCTATTGCTCGATCCTAGTGCTTTGGCGTCAAACACACAGTAATATCCATCGAACATCTCTTGAATTATGTTCAGGATTGTAGACTTACCTGTACCTGCCGCGCCGTAAAGCACCATGAACTTTTGAATTTTCGTAGAGTCTCCGCAAACGATCGACCCAATTGCCCACTCGATCTTATGGCGCTCCTCTTCAGAATATAGTGTGGAGATCAGCTCATCATATGCTGAGATATCGCCAGGTTCAAGTGGGTAGCTAAGTCGTTTGCTTGCGTAGTCTTTCTTGTTGGTTTCAGCATTCGAAAATATAAGCTTCTCATCCAACGAGTGAAAGTTATCTCGAGTCTGCTTCTGGCAATATCGGTGCCAAGAGTCGATCATGCCAGATTCCGAATCCCACATGTATCTCGGAACGACATTTTCGCCATGCTTCTTCTTCGCTTCTTTCAACTCGTTGGAGATTTCTCGATCAATCAATTGCAATACGTCTTGCTCGTCCGTAGACCATAGACCGCGCTCTTCGACCCAAACTGCATAGAAGTCGCCGCCTCGAATCATCAGATCTTCAGACTTGATAACCTTGAACTTAGGATATACTTCCCATTTGTCCTTCTTATACTCTCGCGTCGCAATTTTCAGAAAATCGAGCATTACATTTCCAAACCTCCTTCCTTACTAATTAATGGTGTCTAAATATTCACACATTTGGCACCAAATATCTACACTTCGTAAATCTCTCTCGGTGTTTTTTATTGTAAATAATCCGCCTCGACCATTTGGCTCATAGTCTCGATTAAGAAAACGATTAATAACGCCAGCAACATACTTCTCGTCAAAGAATCGATTTTCCATAGAGCCAAGACCAAGGCTTACGACCATCCCCCAAAACCACTGCCCAGTTCTATCTCCTATAGCCGAGTCAGTCATTATACTTTCTTCGCATCTTTGAGCGAGTGCAGCCATCATTTCAAGAACGCTGCACGGTCCAGTAATATACTTGTGAATATTGAGCTTTTCATCATAGCCCTTATCCACAGCAAACCGGTATCTCAAATATACACCGTCTTCGGCTCGATCGTAATCGCCTCTAATAATAACTGGTTCAAACTCAACAGAATGCAAATATTCGAGAAGCTTGCTATAGGAGATAGTTTTTGCATAACGCTCGCCCGTTACAAGTGACACCATCCAGTCAAAGTACTCGCTCTGAATATGATTAGCAAAAGTCATCACTGGTCCGCTTCAACGGGATCGTGTTCATAAGTCTCTTTATAACTACGGGTATCAAGCAGGACTTCATAATCAATTTGCTCGTCATCATCTCTGACAAATACGCTGTCTTTTTCATATTGGCCAAAGGTCTTGAGCGCTTCACTACCAATAACATCATCTGGGTCAAGGACGTTCCCCCAATCGTCCTCCAAGACTTCGTCATTGTACCATGTCAGACTCACTTTGGTGTAATCCACATTGTCCTCGTACTGTTCGGGAGTAATTACGTAGGGCTGTTTCAATTCCATATCAGCAGTCCCTCCTTTCTTGTCAGTTTCAATTGGAACATTAGAGTAGTTCTTGTAACCAGTTGTATCAATAATATTAATATATGCGGCTTTAGCTTTGAGGTCCTCTTCGATTTCATAGTCTTTTTCAGACTTATGTTCTCTGTGCTCAAAGGTTTCCTTTACGGATGCGATTTCTTCGTTTGCGATCTTCTCGTATTTAGTCTTGAAGAAATCCCACGTAAGGAACCCGCCGATGAACACACCACCACAAAAAATAATGACACTAGACAACTTATCGTTCATTATGCGGCCTCCTCATTAGCCTTACGTTCAAAGTGGAACGTATATGCAACACCATTAACATAATAATCAAAGAGAATCATACCATGTTTGTACTGGAACGTAGTTTCCTCAAAATCCGGTGCGTAGATAGAATTTTTGGTCATATCGGGGTCGTTCGTAGATGTCCAAGAATACTCGTCAACGACCTTTTTCGGAGGCGTGTACGTGCCATACCAAAGAAGCGCCTTGGTGTTTTCCTGAGGCCAAACAAAATAGACGACAACATCTTTACCATCGATGACAAGTTCGCCAGTCGACTCTTCATTTGCGCCGTCATCTGCAGACAGAACCCAAGTGCCAGACAAATCAGTAGGCTTCTCTGCGGCACAGCCAAAACTGAGAGTCATGATGGCAATAAGAAGAGCGAACACAATAAACTTTTTCATAATACTATCTCCTTTAAAAATATAAGTTCCTTGGCCTCTTTAAAAACTAAGAAGCCAAGGATAATCAAACATATCTCTCATCGGATTACCACTCCCGATGCCTTCAGGCCCGTCGAGTCAAAGACTATAGAGAATATCTCCGTCCACGTTGAAATCCAAGAGAATTGTTCGTTCATAGCCATTGACAAAGTCACGCGCCTTCTCATTGTACAGATCGTAGATGCCAAAATCGACAAAGTTATCGCCAACCGGATTATTCTCATCATACACCCAGCCAACACGCTGGCCAATAACGGTCTTAGGAATGCCGAGCATCTCATACACTTCATTCAAGAACAGGCGACCATTTGCTTTAAGCTTTTCGTTAGCCCAATTCTGCTGCTGCTTCAGAAAGATGAGATTATACTCGGGATTTTTGGTCCAACCGGCGCATCCGTCATCATAAAAACGTGCATAAATGCTGTAGTTATTAGGGTCGGCAATCTTGACAGTCTTCGTCTCGGTCTTCTCATTGCCATTCTCGTCAACAGTGGTCTCCTCAATAACTTTGGTAGTCGTGCCGTACTTGAGCTCTTTATCGAAATCTTCGCCGAACTTCTCGATAACTCGATCGCGATAAGTTCTAAAGCTCCTGTCAAGTGCGGTATACGCTGTGCCAATAGCAATATTTCTCTTACGAAGAATGGTCGTGGAGCTAAGAATGCTACCGGCAGACAGACCCGCGATGATCAGAGACGGACCATAGAGCTTGACAAACTTCATAGCTGCCTTAGAATATACGATAACGAGATCTCGCTTACTGTCCTCTTCAGAATACTCGCTCTCGGGGACTGCCTGATCTGCGACCAGATCATGAATCATATCGACGGACGTCTTAGTCTCAGCAATAATCTCGCTAGCTTTAGTCGTGGCCTTGCATGCCATAACCGTGCTAGTAACCATACCAACAACACCGGCGACAGCCATGATTTCAGGACTGTACTTCTTCAGCTGGAAACCAACATTGTGAATGGCCCTGCTGAACTTTGCAATAGTATTTGCTTTATTCATCTTTATAAAATCCTCCTTAAAATATAAATTAGTTAAGCGGCAACGCTCTCGGAAGCTTGAGCATGTAGCCATCTCTTACATGTACGGGCTCGGCAGTTCTAATATTCTTCCAGCCGTATTTGTTGTCCGTGTATTCGCAGGAAATGCCAACAAGATCATACATGTCGGCAACACTTACAGACCCGTACGTCTCAATAAGTTCGTCCATACTCAAGAGAACCTCCTCAGCTTCGCCTCTGGTCTCAAGAATGATATCATCGAAGCTATAGCCAGCTCGAGTGCGTGCTCTCGGTGGATCGTCGAATCGACTGGCACCTCGTCCTCCATTATCATAGTAGTCTCTATAAGAAACTGTTGACGCATATGTGCGCTTCTTGCTCTGGCCTACTTCGCCATACAAGATCATGTCAGCGCCATTCGTGACAATATCATGAATGGCCTTCTTGATGGTCGGCACAAGCACGTCCATCAAAATATAAGACTTCACTTTCGATGCGTCTTCCGAAATGAACATGCCACCAAGTTTGGACATCTCATTTTTCTTTTTTGTCTTGACTACACCCTTGGTGACCTTAGTGATCTGCTTCTTTTTCTGTGAAGCAAGTGCACTTTCTTCTCTGGCCTTGTAGGAATTAGATGGGCAACTATCCATGATTTACTCCTTTCAATCTTTTACAATGAGTTTACCAGGAAGCGTAATTTTGCTCCTCGGTGCTTTACCATTAGACACTTTATACTGATACGCGAGATTTGCTCTTGCCTTTTTTTCGGATACTGCTCTTGTAGATCCTTCCCATTTGTCTGCAATGCATCTATCGAATTCCATCACAGGTCCAGAATAGTAATATGTGTTCATAGCAAATCCTCCTTTGCAAACAAAAAAGGAAATACCTTGTTAGGTATCTCCTCTTTTGAACCCGATCATTCCTCGGTCTCTTCTTCCGTAGAAGAATCCTCAACGAGTTCAGGCAGATCGTAATCGTCCTCAGGATCGATGTCGTCAACAACGTCCAGGCAGGTGCGCTTAGTTCCAATGGTATAGCCGACCAGAACACCAGCAACGATTGCCGCACCGCATGCGACCTTCTTGCCGTTCTTCTTGATACCAGCCTTAACCTTGGAAATAAACTTCTTGCCCTTCGATTCCTTGACTTCGTCAACAACCTCAGTCTCGATTTCCTCAGCCTTAACATTCTTGATTTCTTCCATTATAAAGATCTCCTTTCAAATGTTTAATGGTTCTCATAATACTGCATGTATTTTTCGCGAATCACGTAAGATCCGAATACCCAAATTTCGGGCTCACCTGATAGTCAACAACCAAGCACGGTGTTCCATCATCTGCCACAAGCGAGCTGAATGAAAGATCAATCATGCCGCGCTCAATGTTCCATCCAAGATCGTCGCCAATGGAAATATGGTCGAGGCCAATTTCATCATAGAATTCATTGAGTGAAATATACATATCGCTGAGCATCTGCCTGTTAAGTTCGTTCTCAGCCTTTTTCAATCTGTCCATATCGGACTTGAAATATCGGCCGGAAATCGAATCGTAGCAGGTCGTGGCGCCTCTTCCTGTGATAATAACCTCGTTTTTAGACACCGGGTTCTTCTCAATTCGGTCCTCAGCGATCTTATCTTTAATAAGATGCTCTTTCTTCTCACCAATCGTTTCGACAACTTTGTCCTTATACTCAGCAAGTGCCGTTGCAGAGATGTTATAGGCTGCAGCAAGCGCTGTATTACGCTTGAAATTCACAGAACTTGCAGATACGATACACGCAATCGATGCTGCACCAGTGATCGCCGTAGGAATATAACATTTCCATGCGATCTTGAAACGATCTTTCTTATTAAGCTCGATGTCCTGTTTGGCTTCATTGGAAAGCTCAATCTCTCGATCCAGAATAAGCTTCTCTGCTTTAGGGGTTGCGCGCACGGCAAGCACGACCGTAGACACCATTCCTGCAATGCCGATGCCAGTGAGGATCTCAGGACTATGCTTGGCGACCGCATTTTTAATGCCCATAACAGTGTTAACAATAGCTTCTTTGTTCATCTTTTGTACTCCTTTCAAAAATAAAAAAGAAGAGACTATTAAGTCTCCTCTTCCTTTCTTGCAGTCAACGCTTCTTCTACTTTCTTTTCAACTGCACTCTCCATCTTCTTATCATTGGCAATGCTGGACAAAAGCGCGCCAACTGCGCTCAGTCCAATGCCTCCGATAGTAATCAGTTTGTTAATGTCAAAATTAAATTTCATTTGAAGCATCTCCTTTCTTCACAATAGGGCCTGTAATTTTCACGAATTCGGCTCTAAAAATATAATCCAGCATTCGAGTCCGTCGTCCATAGTCACTTTTTCCTGGCTCACTTTCTGACCACGTTTGTGAGCTTCCTGCTGAACATTAACAAGGGAAGACTCAAAATATGTTTTAGCATAATAGTCATAAAATAGCATAGAAACCTCCTTATAAAAAGAAGAGAGCCTAAGTTTCCTTAGACTCCCGTCTTGCTGAATTCACAAATGGAATTAGCTCTTCTTACAAAAGAACTTCTTGAAAGCGCCTTCCACCTTGTCATGGTACTCAACGAGCCAGCAGACCGCGTACCCGACCGCACTAATGGCGGCAGATACTGCGCACAGTTTAGCGTAAGCACCCCAAGTGATAGGTTTCATAGTCCATTTCATAACAAATTGCTCCTTTCAAATTTGTTTATTCTTCCACTAAAGAGCATGTAATTTTCGCGCAAATAAAAAAAGGAAGAGCCCGTTAAGGCTCAACCTTTCATTTCTTCTTATTAAAAAAGCAAGCTTTAATAATAAGGATGATAAATACCGCGCACAAAATGATGTCACCATAGACCACAATGACCGACGTGCCCCCAATAAGAATTGTGAGCACTGCGGCCACAGCAACCAAAATTGCGACAGCAACCAGCAGCGTAAATGTCATCATATTATTTACCTCCATTTTTAATATGTGTCATAATACACATTGTTTCTAACGCGAAAAATAAGAGACTCATTTAAGAGTCTCTATTGGATGAACCTTTTGCGATCATAATACAACCCAAAATTACGACAATAAAACCAAGTACCATCATAATATTAGCCTCCTTTTAATACACTAATTTGGTTCCATAATACAGAGTGTTATTGTCGCGAAAAAATAGGAGACTATGTTTAAATAATCTCCTATAATTGACTATATATGTTTACTTCATCGAATGAAAGATTCTTCTCATGAATTCTCGTCCCGGTCCAGATGTGACAACTCCAGTTTCCTCGAATTTCCAAGACTTAAGAGATCCCCAGACAGTAATACCCGCCGTGCAGACGATACTGGCCGCCGTAAGACAGTTCTTAATAACTCGATCTTTACGATCATCCGCAATCTTTTTCAGTTCAATGTTAGTCTCAATCTCACGATTGTCAGCATTGGTCTGAGTTTCAGCGTCGATCTTATCAATCTCGATAGCTCTGTCCAAAAGCTTCGTCAGTCCATCTACGGTGGATTTATACTCCTCGGTACCAACCTGAATCTTTTTCAGTTCGTTGAACCCGTCCTCAATTCCATCATGCAACATGGTTTCGATTCTCATTATAAATTCCTCCTTAATGATGTGAACAAATACGTTCCATAATAGAGTCTGTAAATATCACGAAAGATCGGCATTATCTTCGATCTTCAAAACCACTCGCTTTTTTTTCGGTAATTTGTCGAGATCAGTTGTAATTACGATTCTATATAGATCTTTTTCTGGATCAGAATGATCAATTTTTAGAATCCCATACCCGGATCTAAGTTCAATAACTAAAACCGAGATAAGTACACCAATTACAAAAGAAACAGCAATCCACCAGTACATAATAAATCTCCTTTCAAAATAAAAGGAAGAGCCCATGTGGCTCAACCTTTATTAAACTTGCTATTAATAGCCTCTTTCATTTTCCTTGCCTTAGAGCCGACCGCTTCTCGAACTTCCGGAATAGACATAGCCATCCCCGCAAGTGTGATTGTGGGGACAATAATCTGCCCAATCCAAAGTCTGATTTCACGACTAGTCTCAATCTGTTTCCAAGTCATAATAAAATCCTCCTTTAATAGTTTTGCATAAAAGCAGTTGTTTTCTTCGCGTACAAAAAAAAAGAAAGAGCCTTGTTAGGACTCCTCCTTTAAAGAATTTACTTGCCGTTAGTTACAAGATCAAGAAACTCTTTGTACGTAACTACCAATCCATCAGCAGTAATGCACATAATAATTCTCCTTAATATGTAAATTTTTTCAAGTGATTTCTTTTCATAATACACTATGTTTTTTACGCGAAATGAAAAAAAAGAAGAGGGCTTGCTTTAATCGCGAACCCTCTTAAATATGGTTTACTTGTCCTTCTTAGGAACTTCGTATGTCATGGCCTGCTTGCTGTCAGTCATACCAGACGTGGTCGGATCGTTAACAACACCGAGAATAGCAAGCACCGCAAAAACAGCGTTAATGATCGCCGTAAGCTGCGCTCCGAGGCCTGCAAAATCCCAATTGTAGCCAAATGGGGCCGCAATCACCTGCACAAGCAGGAGCAGGGCCGGAATAAGAGCCAGCCAAAAAGATTTGTTCTTAATACGTACTTTCCAGTTGATGTTCATAATCATCTTTCCTTTCTAAAATATGTTTTAAGCTGTACGTTTCCACATATATACCGCGAGGTACGGAGGCATGTTATTATGCGCATTTCCTCCTCCGGCATAATTCATACCAAGTCTAGCCCACCAGGTTGTCTTTGTCTGAGTTACACTATCAACAAGATAAGTTCCTTCGTCTGGAGTCCACTCGCTGTCACCACCCGCATTACCAGAGTACATAGGATGCGTGTGTTCTGGCATTTCGCCCATTGTTAATGTATGGGTTTCCTCGCCTCCGGTGCTGCCGGCTTTATGCGCATTAGATTGCCCTAGTAAGAACTTTCCTTGAATAGCTTCCCATGTGCCTCCGAATAATGTTTGAGGTGAGGTTTCGTTAACACTGATGTAGATACTTCCGACAGGATACACTGCCTCCAAAATGAGAGCGCTCAACGCCCTTGAATAAATCCATCCATATTCGTCGATGACCGCAACTTTTCCAGGTTTTCTACCAAGATCGGTCACCGACACTGTTTGAAGCCACGTCCCAGTTACATATTGGCCAACAAAATTTCCACCAGCATTTATTGTCGATGAAAAAGTCGCCGGCATTTTGACATTGAATCCGTCGCCCTCAGCAATGCCTCCGAAAGTAATTCCTTTTCCTGATGCCGGAACATGATAAATACAATAGCCGGTTGATACTGAAGTTGATTTTGAAGACGAAGTAATTGAATCACTAACAGTAAGCAAAAAGTTGTAAGAATTATCGGCTAAAGTTTTAACAATAATAGACCCGCTTCCTGTATATGCAGATGCATTAAGATTCTGGGTAGTCCAAGTCGATTCAGAGGTTTTTTTATACTTAATAACTATATTTTTTGCATTCTTATTCGTTTCTGCGATATTCGCAATTTCATATCCATAAGTAACCTGAGTGTAATTACCCTGTTCATCTTCCGTCCCATCAGTGTCTGATACGCACCTGTGGACGGAAAGAGCTGTAACTTTTGGAGGCGAATATGCTGCAATACTGGCGGATGCAGACGCGGAATTTTTTCTGTTTCGGCTATCTCGAACGGACACATTAACTTGGCATGCGCCAGACAATCCGGTTGTTGGAATATCAAACGATTGGGTCGAAAATGAGCCTCCTGGATAACTTCCAGAATATGATTTTATTGTCGAACCATACGCTCCATAGGCAGATATTTCTGCATGGATTGCAGAAACACCGGAAACATATTTCCCAAAATATTCAAGGCAACTCTTTTTGCCGCCAGATACTGAAATTGATGAAGTATCTGACAAAGATATCGAGCAGCTTGGAATTACAGTATCCGGTATCGTGAACCAGCTATTTTTTACTGTCGACCCGATTAAAGTTCCGGAACTATCATATGTTGAGAGTGCAAAAGAAGCCATCCCTCGGATCGCATTTGGAGAATGCTTCGCCCAATCAAACGGTGGCGTAAATTTCGCACTAGTAGCTGAACTTTTAGTAAGAATATCTCCAGAGTATGCTTTCGAAACCCCGTTTTCAGTGTATGTGCACTTGTACGACAAAGTATCTACAAATGAGCTCGATTTTCTATCAATTGCGAACGAAAGCTCGTCCCCAAGGTTCCAATTTATCGGGTAAGTCATTTCAGAGACTCTTGGAATCGTGGTTAAATCAACATAAAAATCATGGCTTTCGGATGTGAATCGCTCATGGCTAATGTATGCGGCGACATTTAAATTTCTGGTTCCGTCGTCATTATGTGGTATATCTAAAGTCCTTGTAAATAAGTAAATACCGTCATTAGTTATTTTATCACTAGATGTAACAGTTTGCGAGTATGTGTTATTGTATATAAAACAATAAACAGTTCCGTTTCCGTAAGTTGTATATCCAGTGTTTGTTCTATAAAAGAAGATGCTTACAGTAACATTTGATGAATTATTTTCTACACTATAGGAGTTTTCTTCTACGGTAATTGTATATTTAATAAATTGATTTGATGTGTCAAAGGGTTCAGATGTTGCTGATACCATAAACCTGTCCTCCAATCCTATGAAAATTAATCATGAACTTTAAGAAACATAAGCGATTTATCCGATCTAGGAACGAACGCAAAGTTACCAAACTGAGCTCGCTGGTTAAGTTCTACAATTATATCTCCAGTATAGAAATTTGATCCGTCCCATCTTCCTATAACTTTTCCATTATTTTCGAATTTGATAGCTTCGTTATCAAGAGTTAATTTTAAAGGATTCGTGTTGGAACCTATTTCAATACCATTAACAGTAAACCGCATATACTTGTATATTTCATTGTATTTTTCAGTAGAAACATACCCATCTAGGTCGTCTTTACTAGCTTTATGGGAAAGATCATCTTCTATATTGAACATTTTATCGTCCGTATTCTTTTTATCATCATCGTAGGAGGTCTTATCCACATAATTACCGAGAGCATTATCAGTGTAGGTTTTGTAGTCTGTACGAACAGTTGCAATCTGTTCTTTAATTGAAAATTTAATACCGTTTTCACTCTGATCTATTCGCGTCTCCGCATTTCGAATTCCTTCATATGTGCTAGATTTTGAAACATCTGAATATTTAAATTCTCCATTTGTATATACGGTGCATACAACAAAATACAAAGTATCAGGACCATCATTAGAATGAGAATAGACCGGCTCCGTCGTTGTCCAAGTAGACGGCGGAGGATAAGTAGTCGGTTTTTCCGGTATTGGCAAAATCGAAGATTGCAATAAATAATATCTAATTTCTGCTGTCGCGATCTCGCCTCTCAAAGATTTAACGTCGTTCTTGATTCCGTTGATTTCGTCGTCAAGGCTCGAGCTTTCGCCGCCACTTTTTATGGAAATGTTAGCCGCGGATATTTCAAGTTTGTATGTTCCGTCAGTAGCTTTGTAATATCTAATAAAATTATCTGTATCACCAAACGAGATCTGTCCGTCTTTATCAAGATATATTCCTCTTGTTGTATTAGTCACAGATTCTTTAACACCAGAATATATAGAACTCTCTGAAATATGAAATCCGCCAATTGTAGCATCAAAAGCGACAAGATCGCTTACGTTGACTTTCTCTGCCGTGATAGATTTGGCGACAATAACCGAACCATCTAACCCATTTTGGTACTTTGGATCTGAAGCCGCTGTTGTTTCTCCAAGAGCATTAACATTTAGCTTATAATAAAGTCCGTCTTCTCCAAGAATAACTAGCTTATCAGCTTTAAGTGTGTTGGCCTCAATAAGATCGCCAACGATTGTAACACCAACTAATCTGCCAGTAATTTTTCCCTCTTCAACAATAATGTCTTCGATAATACCCGATTTAGCATAAAATTTCTCGATATTAGCTATATTAACATTAGAAAAATCAATATTAGCGTATTTTATATCTGCTTGGTCCGCAGATAGCTTCTTGGCGTCAAGCTCTTTAATGCTGGCTTTAGCTGCAGTTAATGATTCATTTATCGTAACATTATCTGCCTGGAGGTTACTAATATTACCTTCTGCGGCCTTAAGCTTTCCAGTTATAGTTACGTTTTCTGCCTCCAGATTACCAATTGAAGCTTCCTGGGCATCAAGCTTATTTTTTATCGTAACATTGTCGGAGGTAAGATTCTTTATAGTTCCTTCTTGAGCTTCGAGTTTCTGATTGACTTTAATATTATCAGCGACAAGCCCTTTCACAGCTGCTTCTGCAGCATCCGCCTTACCTCCGACTTCTTCTACTTCGCTTGTTCTAGCGGCAGGAGATGTAATATTACCGGTGACAATCGCCATGTGGTTCTTTATTAGTACCGTAACACGCTCGCCATTGGCAATATTAGTTGTGAATGATGCCGGAGTGAGCAATTCAGAACCATCCAGCTTGACGTATTTATTGCCATTTTGAATAACAGTCGTACCATAAACTGTAGATTCTTTTTCTTCATCTGGCTTATAATTTGCAAGTTTTGCAAACTGAGACACGAGCTCACTAGATAAAGGCATGAAACATCACCCCTCCCATAATTTAGTAGTAAATACCGCTTTCTCGCTAACCGGAACACCAGGTTGGCATTTGATTGTTTGGCTTATAACTTTAGCTTTGATTCTATTGAGACCAGGGCGAGCATAATTAAAAAGCACGCAATCACCAACTCGTACTGGGCAATAGCCGTGGGTATACGATATGGTATACTCAAGACTTGAAAGGTCCCTAAGTTTTTGTTCGGCGTACGCTTTAATTTTATTGTCTGTAGGATCGCCGACCAAGCTTGGATTGCTTTCTCTCTCCATTATCTCTCGTCCTCGGTTCACCGTGGAAATTGGGCTGTTCGGATCATCGTTTACAATCTTAGTGTAATAATGATTATCGCCGTCAGAATACACAACCTCAATTGAATTCGGAATACCGTACATATCATGCTTATATGTTAAATCAGGGTACAGAATTGAGCTGTTTCCATCATCGTATTCCCATATAGGCTGAAGAGAAGCCGTATCTTGATGGGGCGCAAATAGCACACGCCCCATTTCATCAAGATCGAATTTATGTTTAGCATATGCAGCTAGATCAGTTAAAAATGCAAGCCATGTGTCCGACGTATCCGCTACAAAATTATAGAATAGCGTTGTAGATGCCTCTGCTTTAATCACCGGCGCTCTGGCATGCTCACGAGTCAAAGTATAAACATACTTCATTGCATTCTGTCCCTTTGGAATATAATACCCAACAGGCGGCATACTTTCTTTGAGCTCCAGCAAAGGCGTATAAGCATCAACTGATATACTGTTTCGTTTGCCATCAAAAGAAGACTCAGGCGTCTGAAGCAAATATGTCCCCAAAGGAAAACGTTCTTGAATTCCATTTTGAATCGTTATAAGATAAACTCGGACATAGCATTCGCCTATGACTTCAGACAACTCAAAAGTGGCGGAGCCAAGTGTATCTGCGTCAGAATCCCTACTGATCGTGCAGGATTTGACATTCTCGAGCTGCTTTATGTCTCTCCAACTTTTAGGATCGACAATATAGTACTCAAATGTTTGCTGCATTGATGCAGTCCAATCGGGCATATCAAATACCTCCTGAGACTCTCTTAATTGTAAGTGTAACCGGAACAGTCATATCGCGATGCTTCTGACTGAACGAAACACCGACGTTTGCCCAGTATCCGCTTCCGGATGGTTCACGCACGTATGCATCTCCAGTCCATACTGCTAATCTACGAAGCGCGTATAGTGTTTCAATATCAGACTTTGGAATCACAACATTCCAAGTCTCTCCTTCTCCAAGCTGTGTCCCATAGTAACTAACCGGATGCTTGCGACCGATGTATTCTACAAGTGAGTTATCAACAGAGTAGGAGTTGCTCACATCAATGTTATATGGCAGACGCAAGAATGATCCAGACCAAACCGGCTCAACATAGCGATCGGAGTTTACGGAATCAAATGAACGCCATTCCTCATTCCACTGAATAATGCAAGCCCTTTCATTGACTGGGAACAATGGCAAGTCAGAATATGAGATAACGCCAGTTGTAGTATCTGTTGCCACTACTCGATACCGAGCATAATTAAGAGCCGGGTGCGGATCGGTTATAAACGTGCCGTCAACATTATTAAGGTTCGACATGATCTCAGTAAATGAGCCATCGATCTCTCTTCTGTAGACAGCCAGAGTAACATTCTGCACAAGTGCACCGGTACTATCCTTGCAATACGGCCTAATAATTGCAGATACTGAATTGTAATCCATACCAAGTTCAGCATTCGGCGTATAGGAGGTCGCAGTCCATCCAACTGTAAATGATAACGTGCTTGACGCATTGAGACCGGAATTCATCGAAACTGTGCAAATGATTGTATAAGATATTCCATTTTGAAGAGCCACGTCTCCTGCAGATAATGTTACCGACAGATTGGTTGATATGCTGAAGTACTTAGAATACACCTCATCCCCAGGCCCAATACTCTTATGGTTTCCAATCGGGTCCGTCGCCGTATACGCCTGATTCGCAACAATTGTTAGATAATATCCGACAGGTGATTGTGTAGACGGACCCGCCGTAGCCGAAATATTGATTGGAAATGAGGTAAGAGTCTGAACTGTACTTCCAGTTGAATCGGTAACCGCAAGATTCAACGAGGGAACAGCATAGATATCAACCGTTCTCTGAATGGACCAATCACCATAATCTTTTGTGACACCAGCAGTACGGACTCGCCACTGAATTTTACTTCCTTCGGAATAAGAAGACGTGTCTATAGTATAAGACATCGTTTTCTTATCGTCTTCCTCCGTGGTGCTGTCGATGGTATGCGTTTCTTTTACGCCATTGACATAGATCTCAATTTGTGCATATGTTTGGGTCGACCCATCCTCTGCATTGTGAAGCCAACTAAGAATCAGATTGTCCCCGACCATGCATGTTGTAGAAGACGACCATGTAGTCGGTGCTGAAGGAGTTTTGCCAAGAATGACTGAAACAATTGGAGACCAGTCGGAACTTCCGGCATCATTAGTGGCTCGCAAGCGGAAAAAGTATTCAGCTCCGGTATCGAGTCCTGTCTTTTCGTAATAAGTATACTGAATGCCACTTACAGTGGATGACGCATCAGAAGACCCAAGGTATTCTTTCTTAGTTGCATACTCAATATCGTATGTCGTAGCTCCAGTGATCTTAGACCAAGCCAAATATACAGATGTCTTTGTTTGAGCGCGGCATGTGGTTATAAGCAAACCATCCGAAGATTCCGGTTTTGTGTGAACATTCGAAGAATAATCCGACCATTCACTAATGCCCTGATCATCAGGAACATCGGTTTCCACAATAGTGAATGTTATGTTCTGCATTGTATTCTTCGCAGCGTCAAATTTAGTTCCAGATAGAGCACCATTTGATTGATTCCTTGTGTACGATTTGACTACCGTTTTGGATTTATGCGTTCGCACAGCCTTGGCTCGAACCTTATACTCACCGCCGGCACCAATATCGCAAGAAAATTGAGCATGGCCGGTTACAATCTTAGCTTTTCCTTCTGAAACAACAACATACTGATCATTACGAACAACTTCAAAATATATCCAGTTGGTTTTTCCTTCATACTCGATCGGCTTGAGATTGTCTAGGCTAGCTGTCAGCTTATAATCTTTTACCGAAACTGACGGCGTTGGAGGAGCTTCCGGGCGGATGTCGGCCCCAAAAAAAATACTTTTTTGAGCCCATTCACCCCACCAATAATTAACCTCCGTATCATTTACCGTATAGGTGGTGGACACAGGTAAGACTTGGAGTGTTACTTTTGTAGCGTTGTCTGGTGGCGTCCATCTCGCATATTTCCACGAGATTTCTTCTTCGTGACCAACAAAGCCATTATTGTCACCAGTCGAATACCACCATCTGACTTTGTAATGGTCGAAATGGTCAAAATTGCCATCAGTGCCATTATTATACCATGTTGCAAACAGGTTCCGTGCGCTTCCGCTCTCTGCCTGAATTCTATCGATTGTAACAGAATAAGCCATACTTATCTCCTCCCCTCTATAATAGATGCGCGGATAAGAGTCTGAATTGCATCAGACACTTCAGATCCACTGTCATAGGTTATACCATTGATCTGGTAAGTATCACCAGATGCTTTGCCGATGGTCTTACCAAGGTCCTTAATGGCCGAAACAACATCATCATTAGCACCATTTTGATTACGGTTCATCATCGCGCTAATCGAGTGAACATTAGAAAATGCGCTAACAGTCGGGTCCATAGCGAGCATATTGCTTATTGCATCTGAACTGTTCTCGACATTACTCAAATCGACAATCGGCCTAATCGTTGGCTGAGTGTTTACATCGTCAGTCAAAGCAGCTGTAACATTAGACAATACTTTGCTTGCAGAACCAATGGCATCATTGCTCATGCTCTCGACTGCCCTGGCTCCAAGATAGCTAAAGCGTTCTATGCCCTGAGCGAAGCCTTCGGGAACTCCAGCACCAATATTTCTAAAGACTTTAGAAGGAGAATTTATATGAAGTCTTGATCTTGCAGCACTTTCCGTATTGTCAGCCAACGCTATAGCAGCTCGTTGAGCCAGATAAATATTGTCTCGTATGCCGTTCGCAAACCCGGCTACAAGGTATCTACCAGCATCGTAAAATTTCGACATACTACTTCTAGCCGAAGACACAGCCTTATTAAGCGGTGCATCAAATGCGTTTTTGATTGCCGAATTTTCAACATTAGTAGTGAATGTAGTCGATGCCTGAGTCCCGAGACCGCCAATAGAAGTTACTATAGAATTAAGGCTGCCAACATTGAAATTTGCAACCGCTTCGGTAATGGAGTTTAATGCAGTGGCTGCTGAATCATAATATGAAAATTCAACCTCGCTGAGTGTGTTTGAAAGGTTCTTCATACTAGTGCCAAGAGCTTCCAGCTGATTACTAAAATCGCTCGCATTCTTGTTGCCGAAAACCTTCTGCCATGCGCCGCCACTGCTTGGAAGTGCCTTCACGAAATCTGCGAGAGCCTCCGCAGCCGGCACAGAGTTTTTAATAGCGTCGACTTTTAGGTCTGTAACTGATTCTCCATAGTTGACAAGGGCAGTTCCAAAACCGCTAATATCATTGGAGAAAGACGTCATGTCCTTGTTACCTAAAAACTTCTGAAGTGTTCCGCCACTATTGGGAAGTGATTTAAGAACCTCGACAAGACTATTCGCTGCCGGAACAGAATTGTTAATAGCGTCGACTTTGAGTTCTGCAACGGAATTACCATAACTAGTAAGAGCATTGCCAAAATCCTCCAATTTAGAGCTAAAGCCAGAAAGATCCTGCTCGCCAAACACAGTTTGAAACCAGCCTCCTTCTTTAGGAAGCGAGTTAAAAACCTCAGCTAAAGATGCAGCAGCCTCGGCCGATGCCTTAATTTGTTCGGAGTTTACACCAGTTGTAGCATTGCTGAACGCGACCATAGCTTCGCCAATAGCTGTGAATTTCTCAGAAAGTCCGGTAAATGAGGTACCTAGCCCAATAAGACTAGCAATTCCGCTTAAGAAGTCTGCGGCAGTAAGAAGAAGAACCGCCTTAGTGATTGCCACAATGCCATCAAGAAGAGATGTGTCGCTTCCGATCATCTTACCAGCCGTCACGAATGGCATAAGATTGACCATAAACATTGACAGGCTAGTGGCAATCGACGGAAGAGCTGAAGCAGCAGTCTCGGCAAACATTTTAACAAAGCTTCCGATAAAATTACCGAGACCTTCGCCGATCTTACCAAGAGTAACAATGCCATGATCGAGGAACTCATCCATACTAGGCTGATACTGAGAAAGTGCCCCAATGCCGTACATAATACCGCCAATTGCTACGATTAGGGCCGCTAATGATCCAACACCAATTATTGCTGCTGCTCCAAGCGATCCAGCAAATGCGAGAAGTACGCATGCAGTGGACAGCGACACAACAAGAATTGACAGTGCCGCAGCATTCTCGATAGCATTCGAGACATTGAGTGCAGTCATTTCAGCTAAAACAAGTCCGAGGATCGCGAGAACACCGGACATTGCATAGGCAGCAATAATCGCTTTGCCACTAACGTTGCCACCGAAAGTAGAAAGTATGACCATACTCGTAGAGAGTGCGAGCAGTAAAAGCGATAGCCCTTTAGCATTCTCAACAGCATTCGAGGCATTAAGCGCAGACATTGCAGTAAGAATTGCTCCAAGAATCAATACCACGCCGGTCATCTTGTATGCGGCTGCCATTGCTTCATCTGCATCTTTCCCAGCGATGCTGAGAATAAATAAAGAAGCTGCCAATGCTGTAAGAAGTACGGCAAGCGCCTGTGCGCACGGCAATGCTTGATCCGGGGAAAGTTTAGCCATGCCGACAATAATAGCAGCGAGAATCCCAGTTACAAGAACAAGGCTCATCAATCCGCCAAACTTTTTCGCAAGATCTTCGCCCTTAAACATCCCGGTAACAGCAACAAGCAATGCAAACGTCGCAATAACTGATGCCAGTGCACTCTTTGCAGCATCAAGAGATGCGGGATCGAGGTGCGCCAACGTCATAAGCGCAACAGTCATCATCGCAATCGTCACAGTTAAAAGCACCAGTGTTGACTTGCAATCCTTGGCAAGATGTGTAACCGCAATCAACCCAGCGAACATAGCCTCAAGAACTGCAATAACGCCAACTGCTTTCCAAAGACCATCGGGACTCATATTCTTAAGAACAACAATAGCACCGGTAAGAATTAGCAAGGAACCCGCAGCCATCAACAGCATCATTCCAGCTCGATGGGCAAATTGTCCTGCGAGATTTGAAACGGCAATCAGCACTCCAAAAATGCCAAGAAGAGAGATAAGAATCGGTGTTATCCGCTTGAGATCATCCTGGGATATTTCAGCCATTGCTTTGACAGCTTTGACCATAGTGTACATTGCTGCAGCCAAAGCCAGCATGCCAATTCCACCAGTAGCTGCATTTGTTCCGGCAAGATTTGTGATTGCCATTAATGCAGCCAGGATCCCAAGTATGCCGATAATAGTAAGAAGATTTTCTGCTATCTTATTTCCATCAAAATTACATAGATCGTCAAGAGCGCTCATTAACAATTTTAAAGCGATGACCATAGCAATAAGGCCAACTCCACCAGAAAATGAAAGGCCCTTAAGCCCCTGTGCCGCTATACTAAGTGCTAAAATCAGGCCAACAAGAGTCGCAAAAGATCGATTTAGACTATCCTTATCAATTTTGCTAATGCTTTTAAGTGCTTTAGCGAGTATATATATAGCTGCCGCAAAAGCAATAATAGCTATACTGCCTTTTGAAAACTGAGGCACTCGTTCTCCAAGTGCTACAGCCACAACGCCAAGAACTCCAATTAGTGCAATTAATACTACGGCATTTTTGTATGTCTTATCGTCAGAACTCAGCCCGTCCATTGTCTTAAGTGCAAGAGCCAGTAAAGCAATAGCTCCTCCGATAGAAAACATTGTTCCAGAAATCTTGGCTATACCTGAAAAATTAACTTTGCTGACCGCATACGCAAGAAGCGCAAGCATGCCCATCAATCCGATAAGTGTAAGAAGTGGTGTCGAAAGTTCTCCATTTTGATTTATGTCATTGATGACATACATGCTCGCAACAAGAAGTGCGACAGCAATTGCAAGCTTAACAATAGCAGTAGCCAGAACATTAATAGCTTTAGATCTATCTATGAACGTCTTAGCATCGATGTATTTAGAGATGGATTTCTCAATTCCGGCAAGCCCTTCAACTACACTGGTGACACCAGCAAGAGGACCTTCCAGCATTTCAAGAGACTTTCCAATGTCCATCACGGACTTAACCATCAAGGCGGCCATACCGTAACCAAAAATGTCGCCAATTCGAACTTTGGATCGAACTTCTTCAGCGAGATTAAAGAGCGACGTCTTAAACCCATCAAGGATACTAGTTGCAGACCTAAGTTCGGTCTTCATAGACGTCTTTAAGCCTTTAACTTTATTGGTTATACCTTTGAAGCTGAAGTTAAAATTAACTTTAAAGAACTCGTCTAAAACATTCTTCTTAAAATCGATAAGCATAGCCTTGAGATTGTCAAGGGTAATTTTATCAAGATCTTTCCAATTATCGATGAAATCTGCGATCCGCTTTCTACCATCGGAAAAGACTTCTTTAGTTGCATTAAATGCATTAACTATGGCAGTCTTTACCGACGTCACAGTTTTCTGAACAACCGGTAATTCTATAAAGGCTTTGATCCAATCTCGAATTGCCAAAGCGGCCTTCTGAGCATTAGTAGCAATTGCACCAAACGTTCTAACAAATATATTATTAGAGTTAAGCCACTCTTTAAATTTTGTAATTGCATCGCCAACCGCTGCGGTCACGTCAAGAAGACTAATGTGTAATGAAGACAATAGTTTTGACACAACTCTAAGAGCGACTGCCACGGTTCCGCCAACAAAATTCTTAACAACACTTAATGCTGAGAAAAGCCCACTAAATGTTCTTCGAAGTTTATCCGCCGTTTCATCGGTCATAACAAACTTTTCAGAAAGAGCATGCAAATTCTCTACCGCTTTGTAAACACCATCTGATAAACTCTTAGGAGAAAAGACGTCATTCCATGCGGTTTTAACGGTTTTAAGAACCTTTGAAAGCCCCTTTAAACCATTTTGAATAGCATCCAGAAAAAGGTCTTTCTTAGTAGGAGTCTGAAGATTATTGATCAGCTCACTAATCGGTTTCCCGGTGTCCTTAGCCTGCTGAGCAAGATTTTTAAGAGATTCTGACTGCTCTTCAGTATATCCGAGACTTTTAAGTTCGGTATCAGACAGACTTCCGATGACTTCTTCAAGTTCCTCAGCTTTTACAGTACAGTCAGACCAGTTCTTGCCATTACGAAGCCAAACTTTATTAACGAGTGTCTGAACTTTAGCATAATCCTCACCGGCATTTGCTAAAGCTTTTACTCGCTCGGCGCCATTGCCAAACTCACCGCGAATAACTCTGACCGCAATGTCTTGAAAATGTTCCAAACTCTGCGCAGCATTGCCAACTGCATCTGCAGCGGAATTAAAAGCCTTTGTTGTCTTAGCGACATCTCCGCCATTAACTTTCGCAAATGGGTTCTTAATATCTAACTTCTCTAAAAACCCGGCCAACTTATTAACCATATTGCCAATGGTCTTGGTTGTCCACTCCGCGATCGGCTTAGTTATTTCATGAATCTGGTTAACTTTCTTTCGAATGGCATTGAAGAGATTAACAAATGGACCATTTTGGGCTATAAGCGGTTTAATAAAGTCTGCACCAATTCGTCCAAGGGCTGACTTAATGTTAGACAACGCACCTTCGAATGTACTGTTAGCAGCTTTTGCATGCTCACCAAAGGCATCATCCATAGCAGCTGCAAAAATATCAAACGAAATTTGGCCCTTCGACACCATATCTCGAATTTGGGCTTCTGTATATTTAGTGCCGTCGCCGATCTTGGTCAAATAACTTGCCAATGTTGCAGCCGCGTTCATGCCTCTGCCAGATAGTTGAAGAAGTTGATCGCCCATCATTCGACCCTGGCCGGCAACCTGAGTAAAGATTCGACCAATGTCTTCATAAGAGCTATTCGTCATTGCGGCAACGCCTGCAACACCTCTAAGAGCCGAGAACATCTGATCTCCAGCCTTCATGCCAGAGGCTGCTAACTGAGAAGCAACTTTTGCTGCTGCATCCAAACTGTATGCAGTTCCGTCAACAGCATCGCTGACGTTCTGCATAACAGCAGCGACGGCTTCTTCGTTCTTAAGAAGACCCTGAAGCTGGAAATTTGCATTCTCCAGATTCATGGCTCTTCTTTTACCGCCATTGATGATGCCATTAGTCACGAAACCAACGGTTTTCTTTGCAAAACGCATAGCAGAGTCGGTGAGATTCTCGATTACTCGCATACCGACGATTCCCATAGTGGAAAATCGGTGCTCAACTTTTTCAAGACTGGCCGCTAAACTTTCAATTCCAGATGTATTTTTTGCAGTGGAGTTCACATTCTCAAGGCCTTTTGCAGCGCCTTCGAGATTCAAACTCTTCTTGAGCTTATTAAGACTTTCAGTGGACTGAGCCACGCCTTTCTCAAACTGCCCATTCTCGAACCGCATCTCTACGACTCTTTCATCTACTTTTTTGCTCATGATTCAGTGACCTCCTTCCATGCGTTATCTGCTATTGTATCAAACAGCGGCTGAATCGCAGGATTGATGTAATCTCGCCCCTCAACCCAGCCGCCATTTCCAGTTCCATGCCCATACTGCAATATAATAGCAATGGGCACGCCTTCATTAAGATTAGAGTTATAAAAATTTATTGAAGCTTTTCCATTTTGATGCTTCACTTCATAATACCATGAATCGGCAGTCAACCCGGAATCAACAGGGGTTGCAGACGCAAGAGCAGCCACGCCTTCTCGACCATACTTGTCAAGTTCGCCAATTTTAATAACGTTCTTTGCTCTTTCTAAGAATCGATTTAAATTAGAAAAGTCACCCTTTTGTCTGAACCTTATCAATGCTCATCCCTACTTCCGAAATGTATTATTTGCCCATAAGTGTAGCGAATCTATAGAGAACCGTAACGAGCTGCTCTCTCGTCATATAATCTTCCCACATGCCATTGAACTCGGTATCAGAAGCGCCGGCAATAAGGCCATTCTTAACAGCCCAGCCACGTGCTTCTTTACTCCAGTTAGCCGCATCGTTATCCTGAAGCTGAGCGCGATATCTAGCCATAGCAGTGTCAAACATTTTATTAAAAGTATCCTGAGTCATATAATAATCCTCCAGTCGTTCATTAACTTCCGCAGCAATGTCATAAAGACGATCATAAATGTAATCGCCAGGGCAAGACTTGTTGTAAAACCATCTGTGAACAGTCATATTCTGTTCTTCCGGACAGCCAATAAGACTTTTGTCAGCTCGCCATTTAAGGGATTCAATTCCGTTTCGAATACAAATATCGACAAGTAAATCGATAAGGGACCCATAGACGGCATCATTAATAGCATACGGATAATATGCATCCGAAGCGCATTCAATTGTAATTGCCCTGTGGTCATTCGAGCTACTCGAAGAGCACCAGGAACGATCTTTCTCTTCAACGTACATGCCAATTCTTCCATCTGCACCGATACCATAATTAGACGATGCCTGAGTATCGTAGTTAGCAAATAAGGCACCAAGGCCTTCAACACTAGCCTGGCCGACTACACAATGAATAGTAATTGTGTCAATCTTATGATTCCTAGGATTCTTGCAAGGACTAATCCTAGTATAGCTAACAAGAGGGCTATTGCTCATAATTATCACCCTTTCGTGTTTAATTTCTTCCTTCGTGCAGCATTCAGAGCCGCATTTCTGGACATGATTTCATGCCTGCTTCTCTTCTTAGGAGGTTCATTCTTAATGCTGCACACCTTGATTAGAGTAAGCAAACGATTCAAATGCCACTTTTCGCATTCGAATGGAATATTGAGCGCAATCATCCAGTAATATATCAGCTCAGAAGTTATCTGCTCTCGACTAGGGCCAGTATTCTTCTCATCTGAAAAATATGTAGCAGTCATAGGAGCAGCAATATACTTGTTGATCTCGTCGACGTTCTCTCGAGTCAGACACAAATATACTTCTGGCGGAACATTCCTTGTGATTGTCATACACTTTATATAATCAATGGTCTCATCTCGTGTCTTATCTTCTTTAGAAAAGAAGCACTTGCACCATTTTGATTCCCATTTTGAAAGAGAGACGAGAGAATGCTCCAGTTGCAAAGTCTGCTCTCTGACAACAAGGAATTGCCCACGTTCTTCATCGAAGAGTTCCCTTCCAGGAACAGTTATCTGGAGCATCTCTTAATCTCCTTGCTGGTTAGATTGCAGCGGGCGCTGCAGCTGCTTTCTCAGCCACATCACTAGGCATAATTCCATTAACAAATGCAGCCGCCTTATCTGCGTCCGTCGCAAGCTCCATAAAGAGCTGAGAATATGCCTCAGTCTGGGAGAACTCGGTCGCAAGCTCCTCAGACTTAATGAAGCGCTTGCCATCAGGGCTCTTCTGGCCATAAGCCTTGAGGACAAGCTCTTTGAAGATCTTGATAATCGCCGGTGCATCCTGAGCATCAACAATACGCTTGATCATTTCGGTAAGACCACCGGTAGTGCCCATCTCCCACTCCATGAGTTCCGCCTTAGACAGATGGAACCAGAAGTCCTCAGTTCTCTCAACGCCATTGTAATCCGTATATTTAATAGTTTCCTTAAGCATTAGTAATTTCTCCTTTCAAATTTAGAAAAGGGCCCCACGATTAAGTGAGGCCCATAACGTTAAATAATATTAGACCGACGTCTTCATGAGAGTCGCGATCTCATCCGGAAGGGGCAGACGGGGATCAACCGCACCGGTAGTATGATCTTCGCCAGTACCGTCCTTGCCGTAGAGAATTTCTTCAAGCGCGGTGAGCTTCGCAGTATCGACCTTAGTAGAATCGATAGTCAGAGAGGCAGTCGGCTTGAAATTAGCCACTGCGACAGGGGTGGTACTCAGCTCCCACGAGAACGTAATCGCGTCCGGACTATCGTTGATGGTCGAATACGCTTTCTCGGACGGGGAAGCCATCGCGCCGTAGATAATATGGAGCTTGTAGCCGTAGTCGTTGCCCTTAGCATCGTTGCCAAGGGTTGTACGATAGCACAGGCCGAAAGTCTTGCGAGCCTGCTGACCAATGTAGACACCTTCAGTAAGCGATGCAGAGCCATCGCACTCGGCGAATTCATCGGGGTAAGTATAAGCTTCAACGGTGGCGCCGAACTCCTCATTAGACATCAGGTTAAGATACTTGATGTCATCGGCGTAAAGAGCAGTTGCCTCTGCGCCAGAGGGGCTCTCCGTGATAGCCGTAAGACCATTCCAAGCAACACCCTTCGGATAGGTGCCGCTTGCGCTCATGGGGTAAAGGACACCATTCTTTACACCGGTTTCATAAAAATGTTCACCAGTTTTGTCCCAAACAAGTTTCATAGAGCAAATCCTCCTTTAATAATATAGAGTAAATACATAATGATTGAGATTATCGGCAGGATAGTATCGATCGAAACTGCAGTACCTAAACTGCGACAATTTGTCGACATATTCATTGTCGGGATCTCGATCAATAAGTATTACTTCGTAGGCTTTCGCCTGTTTAAATGGAATATCATCCGCATGCCAATTTTCGACATCGGACAAAGAATATCGAATCGCCGGATACTTCATCGATATCGACGCTGGGGGTTGAAAATACACGTTTTTTGATCCGAGTAATTTTTCAAGCTCGTTTTGTAGTTCAAGTCTACTGCCCATTGTATACACCACCCAACGTCAATATCAATCTAGGGTACGAAACTTCGACATTCGAGATCTTCCATTTCGTACCCATGAAAACAGCATAGCGCATAGTGTGAAAATTGTTCGTGGCATACGGATCAGCCACAATACTAATTTCGTTACTAATGTTAATGTCATCATTAACTTGGTCGGCACTTTGAAGCCGACGAGTATTGCGGATCAAATCTCCGTAATAAGAACGTTCGACAATTTGCTCCTCATATACGCCAGGCTTAGTTTCGACCGTGCTAGCATAGCCGATTTTACCGTAAAATTTTGCCATTTTGAATTTTCACCCAGACTTTACTTACTCGTCGGCAACAGCCGCAAGATTGGTCAGAACCGTCTTAATGTCGGCGCTGGAGCCGGTTGTGGTCACATAATTGACGGAGCCGACTTTGCTAGCATACGCATAGGAAACCGGAACGAAGTAGTTCGTACCGACGCAAATGACGGCACGCTTGATGAACGCGTTCTTCAGCTCATCATTCGTAAACTGCTTAGTGCAGCCCTTATCGGTGTAGGCCTTGCCGTCGGGCGAAGTCTTGCCATAGATAACAATTGCGGCGACGTTCTGGTCGTCAGCATGATCGAAGATTCTTTCAGTAGCCATAGTATGTTACCTCCTAAAATTATTTATGTTCGAGTTATAGACCAAACTCAGGCAGTGGGCTCTTCCAGAGCAATTGCGGAGTACCACTCGACAAGAGCACCAGAGACACGAGTCTCCAGAAGGAGCTTGTACTGGTTGAAGTCGATATCGAAGTCATCGAACTTCGTGATCTCGCCGCCCTTAACGCAGCCAAGCTGGTAATCAGCCAGGTTGACAAACAGGCCAAGGAGCTTCTTCTTGTTACCGTCGGAAGTCTGGCGAGTCAGGCCCTCAAACTGCTCGATGGTCTGAATATCACGGACGTTCAGAGCCGCAACCAGGTCTGCCTTCGAGGAGTAAATACGACGACCATTCAGGTCACGAGCAAGCAGCATCACGTTGAGCAGATGCGGCGTGCAGTAGAAGGTCAGGTTGCCCGAGCCCTTGTACTTCTCACGGGAGTACAGAGCCGCCTCGATAACAGCCTCAGCATAGACATAATTGTCGCCGAAGCTCTTCGCAGTGTCGGTACCCTGGAGCTTTGCCTTCTGACCAGCGATATCAACATCCTGATGGATGCAGTACAGGTCATCATCGTGCCAGATCGGACGGATGTGATCTTCCTTGATCTTATCGGGATCAGTATCCTCACGGCCGTCACCGATCAGGATAGCCTGAGCAAGAGTCTGGTCCATGGTGTGGCGCATGATCTTCCACTGGTAAGCAACAATATCGAAATCAGTGATGTCGAGAACGTCATCACGATTGATCTTATCCTTGATGTAAACGGTCTGAGCATCGTGGGTACGACCAAGCAGCTGAATCTGCTTCATCTCCTTCTTGTAGTCGCCCTTCTTCTGATAGCCCATGGCCTTCAGTTCTGCCTGACGAGCATCGGCACGACGAGTGCGAATACGGCTGTACGGAGACTTGTGAACACCGTTGATAACACTGGACACCCAAGTGTCATCGGGATAGAGAATCTTCGGCTCCTTCGGGTCAATGTACTTGTACTCCGGCAGGAGCATATCCATCGTCTCAGCATCAAAAGCGTCGTGCTGCAGCTCGTTCTCATTCTCGTAGATCTTACGAGCCTGCTTAAAGCTGCCGATACTCGGGGTCTTGGAGAGCTCGACAATCTGGTCGAGATCCGAGTGGGTCAGGACCTTCTCGTCCTGCATGCCATCAGTGTCAAAAACATTATGCTTCATTTCATTTCCTCCCTCAGAATGTTTCATTTTATCGCCGTCATCTTCATCTTTTTCTTTGTTTTTATTTTTGTCTTCATCTTCGTCACTATCCGTGATATAATCAATCATCGCATAGACGGCCTTCTTCTGTTTCTCAGTAAGAGTGTTAAACACATCTCCAATGGTCTCTTCATCAGAATGCTCAAGAGATTCGTTATTTTCATTCATGTCAGATTTTTCCTCCGATTCATCATCTTCATCACTATGAAAAATTGTGATGTTCTCACCAGTGAAAATTCTGGCTTCCTCTTCGCATTCCTCACCGTGCTTAATAACGGATTCGATAGATGCACCAGGGTTTGCACCCGCAAGTACCAGACTCACCTCTCTAATATTACCATGAACAACATTTGACATATTCTGTTTAAGCTGATTTGCATAAATAGAGAGAGAAACGATGTCGCCATGCTGAACAAGCAGTTTGCCGGTCTTGCCAGATTCCGTGTCGTTAAATGTGCAATATGCATAAACACCTTCGTCACGGTTCTCAAGAAGAGCGTGGCCAAGAATCTCATTTGGGTCATCGTGACGATGATTCCAAACAAGCGGAACGGTCTGACCATCATTGTGCTTAAAAGCATCTTTCATGATAACTCTACCATCAGAGCATTTGAGATTTGCTTTGGTAGCCCATCCGCTAAAATCGAAATTTTCCATTTTGATTTTATCCTCCTTCTTCTAAATTTTCCGTGTACTCTTTATAGATGCCGGGGTCTTCTTTTGTTTCCGCGATATTACTATTACGCAATTCATCAGCCTTAGGATCATCAGACGGCTTCATTCCAACAATTTGTCGGATTTCATTAGACGTCATGATCTCATTGCGAGTGAACTTATCAGCGATCTCAGCAATATCGTTAACCGGAACCAGTTTGAACGGATTTCTGAAGAACTCGATCGACTGATTCTGAGTACGCGCAGTTTTAGTAAGAAACTTTCGTTTCATTTCATCGGCAATCGCAGAAACGATTGGTTCGATAGTCCGGCTGTAGTAATTAAGCATAGTTTTTTCATCAGCGGTGCCATCGAGAATCGTTTGTGTAATGCCAAGCTGACTGTACAGTTGATTTGTAAGATACTCAACCTGTTTCATGAGATTATTATCAAGTGACCGATTAAGTTGAGTAATCTTTTCGGTTCCATCGGTGTAAGCAATACCATATTTGGACCCGGCCAACTGCATTTCTATATCTTTTCTTCGGTTCTCGGCTTGCTGGCGACGAGCGTCTGTCTTTATTACATAAGGCAACTGAATGATCAAATCAAGTTTGCCAGATGCGGTCTGCTCGTCTGTTATATCGAGAAGACCGAGCTTATGAACCAGACGCTGCATGGTTGAGTTAGGTTCATTCATAACAGCATAAAGAGGGTTTTCTACAATGGCCACCATTTTCTTAGGAAGCCAAATCTCCTCTTTATTTCCTGTTTGCTCGTTGTAGAGCCGTACTTGCACATGCCGCGGACGCCACTGAATAATTTTACCAACCCGCATGGTTTCAACGTCATATGAATCAGTAACCTTCGGATCGGTCGTAGTGTCCGTCGGAACGATCGCGACACAGCCCTCATCCAACATCGACATAACAATATCTTGCTTAAATGCTCTGCCAGTTTGGTCCATGTTAGCACTCAATGTGAGGCAATTATTAAGACCAGAATTGATTTCTTCTAAAAATCGTCCGTTCTTATCGAGACGAACATGACGAATATCAATAGCAGACACATCTAGAGCAATTCTATTTAGAACCGAAGTAGTTATCGATCTTTCATTGCCACGAGTGAATTTGGGGCGATCGGGTCGATAGTAATATGATACTCCAGTGTCCCCGAATTCAGCAGTCGGGTCTCGACTTCGGAAAACATTCCAGGCATGCTTAAGCCTGGATGCAAAAGATTGTTCCATTTTGATTTTCCTCCTTCATTGGGGAGTGTATCTCAGTTCCACAAGTGCAATCCATTCTGGGCCAAGATCTCCTTCTAATTATTCAAATGCTTCTCTATTGAGTTTAAATGCAATATAGGCATCCATCATAGCTGCCACAGCATCAATCTTTTGATCATAGCGCTTCTTGAGCAGCTTACGGTTGCCATTAGTATCTTCAAGGGTAATACAGTTGCCCATAGCGAAGGTCATTAGATCTTCATCGAACAAAAGCATTCTCTCCTCAGATAATTTCTTGAGCTCTCCGAGTGGGACAGACTCGGTTTTTGCACCTTGGATTACCTTCTCGATGCCGAACGGTCCATTCTCTCGCTCCCAACGCTCAACAAATTCTCTAGCGTTGTAAGGGTCGAATCCGAAACAACGGACATCATACTCTCTTTCTGAAATATGATTGTCAAGATCTTCATAAACTTCCATCATGTCGAGAACAGTTCCTGGCATAACAACAAGACTGCCCTCTTTCATGAACTGATCATATTTTGTTCGCATTGCTGCTGGAAGTTTTGCAAGCGTAAGTTCGGTAATATAGTTACGAGTTTTTACGCCGAAGCTGCCATTGGAAAGTGGGAACAAGAAAGTGAAGGCACAGAAGTCGTCTCCCTGAGAAAGATCTCCCCCAAGGGAACAAGGCATCTTCCAGAATTCCCGTTTACGGTGAGGAAGGGTCTCTTCATAAGTGAAGTAATAAGTATAGCCTTCCATCGGAATTCCGAAACGCTTAGCAAGAATATCATTTCTTGCCGCGGGGTTTTTCTCAGCGCGCTCTACTTCGAGTTGATATGTCTCATAAGTAACAGTCTTGCCGAGATTCGGATTTGCCTTTAACCACATATCTGGGTTATTAATTTCCTCAATGTCATCCAATTTGTACCACCAAATAGATACATGAGGGTTGTAATACTCTCCCTTAAGAATGTCAGACAACTCCATTTTGATTGTATCACCACTTCCATTTCGGACAGTACCTTCTGAACTGATCGCAACAATGAGATAGTCATTATTTTCAGCCGACCCCTGCTCCTTAGCTGCGCCCTGTTCAAGTGCGCCTATCGGATCTTCTCTAACATCACCAGAAAGCCATTCGTCAACCGTAGCGATCTTAACTCGCAAACCCTGAAGTTTGTCAATCGACATTGGTCTGACCTCAAGTATTGAGCCAGTAAGAAAGTTCTGAATTCCTTTCTTTGTCGAAGCTAGCTGACAGCGATTCGCTCTAGATCCCGTTGTGTTCTGAAGAGATCCTTCTGTCAAAAACTTATACAGCGGCCCTCTAGCCCTTGTGATCGCAGTTCGAATAGGAGACATAACTTCCTCAGCCTGGGCCATTGTAGGAGCAGTCGTAACTTGATGCGTAGTTGCAGTATCGACATTTAGGAAATAGTTCTGAATGCAAGACGCGTACATTGATTTGGCCGAGCCTCGAGCAACGATCAAATACTGCTTGTTGACCAGACGCTTTTTAATACGTTTCTTTTCGTAATGCCCGCCATGCCCATCCGGAGACGGAACATAAACACTTCGTTCAACAAAGTAGTACCAACCGAAAATCTGTTCTGACCAGAGCTTAAACGAGTCAAGTAAATGAAGGTCCTCGCCATTTGTCAATGTTAACTCATTTTCGCAGAATGCAATAAAGCCATTAATAGCCTCATCATCATACCAGATTCCTGGATTTGCAATGAGATCGTCGATTCGGTTCATCTCCATTGAAATCTCACGATTAACCGGAATCTCGCCTCTGATAACAGCATCCCTAAACTGGCCATAATAAATTGGAGTGGCAGTATTCGATAATGACATTTTACGCCGCCTTACTTTTTGTCAGACTGTCCCTTCTGGGGGTTGACGATACGTTTATTTGCATCGTCGGAAGAGACACCGGCAAGTCGATTGATGGCATTACCAGCAATGTGGTTTCCGGCCTGAGTTCCGAGATTAACAATGACATTCTTACCGATGGATTCAAGGCAGTTCATTGCAAAATTTTTCCCTCGATTTTGCGCCATTTCGTCCCTCTGCGCATCGCGATACTTTTTCTCAAGAGTCATTCTTTCTAAACGCTCATTAATCTCGGCATCTGTCATTTCGCTAAGGCGCTTCTTCTTAGGCTTCACAATTTTCGGTTTAGAAGATTCCTTAGTTTTTGTTTTCTTATTTGCTACCGATTTACGGTCTCCGGTAGAACTCGAAGTCACTCGCTTATTTTTAATAAGTGAACCATCTTTATTCTGGTATCTACGAACTCCCCACTTCATACCAAGTACGCCATGATGATAGAGTTCGCTTGAATAGGTATTAGGCTCCATAGCTAGCCCTCCTTTCAACTAAGGACTTCCCATCCCTGAATCTCTAAGTAGATTTTGTCAATGAATGAGTTTCCTCCTAATGCTTTATAAGCATTGTATTCATAAATGAAATTTTCGTATTCATACTGTCGAACAGACTGGTCTTGGCGATGATGATAATAGAGCCGAAGCATATCCGCTCTCAGAAGACACTTCTGACCATCTTCAACAGTATGCATCCCAAGAAACTTTTTTCGTAATGGCTTAAGAAGCGCTATTGCGCTTAGTGCAATAGCAAAAAAGACATTAATAATACTGAGAACAAGTTGTAGTCTTTCCATTTTGATTTCTCTCCCCAAATTTTATGTTAGATATAGTGAATCGCCTTGAGTTTATCGGCGCTCCACTCAAATAGCATAAATCTCTTATGGGCCCCAATAAAATCTTCTCTGTCAGACCATTTGTCAGTAATCCCCCCGGACGACAGCCTTCTGACCATTACACCATATATGTCGGCTTCTCCTTCATGATGAAGATGACCGGCATGAACTTCACGAATCGTCGCATCCGCGAATTCTTTCGGAAATGCTACTGGAAAAATGTGGGCCAAAGTTTTAGCGGTTGCTTTCTTGGCATCGCCATGGGTGATCATTATAGCATTGCTTCCATAACTAATAACCTTACGAAACTCTAAAGAATCATCGACTATAGTTTCACCGTATCTGGCTAAAAGAGTCTGCATAAACATCCAGGAGATACTCTGATCATGATTGCCAGGAGTGTAGATAACTTTAACTTCTTCTGCGTTTTCTAAAGCAGCATCGATAATAGTGTACATGAACTGTTGGCCTTCTTTCACGGCTCGTACCATGTCAACTTTCTCAATACAAGTTCCTCTTGTTGTCAGCCCATTTACAATGCTATCGTTATGAAAGAAGTCTTGCCCGAATGGAATCACAATCTTATCCCAGTGATGACTGGTAATTATCTCTAGTACATCATCAAGGACTGGTTTGTAATAGTCCATAAAGGCAATGCCCCAATGCATATCGAAAAGCGAAATCTCGAGCATGTTTTTGGAATCTTCAAACGAGGGCTTTACATACTCATACTTTTGGACTACAGTTTTAATTGTAGCCACGAATTCTTCAGGGTCAAGTGTTTCGGCATACTGCTTAATCCATGCCTGAACAATCTCTCCATTCGCTGCCACCTGTACAGTAGCATCATGAGCAACAAAACCTTCATAAGTTCCACAATCAAGAGTTATATCATCAGGATAGTTCTTTTTCGCCCACCTAACAAGAACCGTCCTAAATGAACGACGAGTCATTGGATTTTCGACTTCATGCTTGTAATACGAATCATAAATCTCATGACTGCTCATTCCGGCTTCTTTCATTTCACAGCATTTTCTTTTCACCGCCAGCGGCGTTCTTTTTGCCATGAATCATTCCCCCTTGGGATCAACGGAAACGTTGATGCGCCACTCCAATTCGCTCGCCATACGATTCATGGCGTCCATTGCAGCAGAACTAGCAGGAGGGTCAAACAAAAGCCTGGTTTTCAAATATACGAACGACTTCACATCGGAGAGTCTGGCATCATCCCCGATAAAGTCAGACCACTCAGCAGAGGAGTCTTCGATGCTGAACCCACTTGAAGGGCCAACGCCAAGTTGTGTAAGTATAGAAAATACAGAATTGATGTGAATCAGAATGTCAGTGTCAAATTCTGTAGCTTCAGATGGTATTCCGAGGAGTTTTTTAATAGAATCCAAAATACTAGTTTCCATTTTGAATCCTCCTTCATGTAAATGTTCTAGCGCCTTCTTCAGACACCTCAGAACCAACAGAGACACTCTTTTCGCAAAAACCGGCTAAACCAAACTCGGTATAGACTTTATAAAATGCTTCCGTCGATTCCTCTTCTGAAATTACTAACTGGCTTGGTAATTCTAATGTGCATACAATGCCTGAGCTAATGTCTGGCTCAGAGTAAATATTTAGTACACTCATTCTTGAATTTCCTTTCATCTTTTCCAAGGGCACGTGTCATTCTTTTTTCGTTCAATTGGCTCCGAAATCAAAAGATTCGAATCCCCGTAATGTATTGCATTATGAGTAAAATGGGTAGTAGTAATCAAATACTCAGGGTCCAATAGTATCTCAGTTTTCTTATCAAGATCCTCGAGAGTTATTGGATTTATATGATGAATAACTACTTTTGACCCAAAAATTTCATGTCCTGGGACCCCTAGATCGCACCCAAGGTCCCTAGCAATAATTTTATCTCTGCATTGCTTCCATTCAAGCGAGTTGTAAAACATTTGATTGAATACTCTATCGAAACCAAAAGTATCCATTCCAACTGAGCCGTTAAGCTTGAGATAATTGAACCGCTCTTCGAATGTTGGCAGCCTAACCAGCTCAGAATATCTTTTAAAAGTCTTCACTAGTGCCTCCGCCGCTATACTCTCGCATAGCAATTATAGCATCTCTGTAAAGCTCCTCTGTCCTCTGGCTAGATTTAATAGCTTCAGTCTTAGCAGAGATGAGTTCTTCCTGCTTCTCCAATATTTTAACCTTAAGCTTAGCCTCCTGTGTTGCTAACTTAAGGAAATGGGTTGTCTCTTGAGAAGAGGCAGTTCCCTCGATCAGTCTTTTCTCTACAAGATCTGTCGCTAAAGCTATAAGCTGGTTTTGTCTAGCCTCTGGTGTAAGTGCTGGTCTTATCTGGCGGGTATTGCCAGAAGGCTGACTGCTCTTTACTTTTGCCATTGTCCCTGCCTCCTTTCTTTGCAGTTATGTAATGGTGCAGAATACCATTGCTGCCATCTGATTTTTTTATTCAGATCTGGATAAAGAAATCATAAAGCATAAGGCTCTTTTGAGGCTTATATGATTTCTTCGTTTGTAGTAACAATTACATTTTCCAGCGTGTCGTAGAGCACGATTGAAAAATAGGCTGCGCCATTTGAGCTGGTAAACTCAAAATCGGCAACTCCATTGGCAGCATTAAAGTTTATAACAGGCCCTGCTTGGCCTTTTTCGATATTGGCCAAAGATGTATATCCGACTTTGACTTGGGTTCGGTCAGACTTGAAAAACTTGATAGATTGATATGATATATCAGTGTTCCCTTTCCATCGAATACGCACGACATCACCCTTTTTGACCGGGAGCAAGCCCGTGATATTCGTCCCTGAGTGTGCAACAGGTGCACCGCTGCTGCTATTGTATCGCATATTTTTATACATAGGCGTATGCCCGATGACGTTGCCATCCATGTCAATCGCGGCATCAAGCAGGTTGGTATATGCTGGGGCTTGGGCTACAGCGGTTGCCGTGATAACAATATCGCCGATCACCTCTGGAATAGCTATGACCCCATCTTTGTAAAATGTGGACACGTCCTCACCTCCCATCATGATTTTTACATTACTGACTTCGCACCCCGTGTCGGCAGTTATCGCAGTACAATAAGACTGCCCGTCGATGACATACGCGCGTGGGTTGCTACTTGTGCATTTTGTCAAAGCGACCCGTACAGCTCGCCTCAGCACGTCCGTGCTGCCACGCAATACAGCAGCAGTCACGTCCTTCCCGCCCATCGTCACTTTGATGGATTCAATCAATTTGCCGTTCGTGGGAGTGATGCTTGCTACGAACGGCTGGTACTGCTGCACAGATGCCGCTCCGTTGCTGACTGTGACATCAGTGAGTGTTCTTGTGATGCTGTACGTTGCGATATCTGCCGTCACTGTCTCCGGCGTCCCGTCGATCATAGCTGCTCGGAAAGCGTTGATTTTTTCGATTGTAATGCCGCACGACACCATAAAATTAACCACCTTATCGCGGAATGTCGCACCAGGATAGGCATTCAAGTAGTTAATCTCGCGCGTCCACGGCGTTTCGTTCCTGCGACGGGCTTCCGCATCTGTGCTGACGCCAGAATTAAAACTCGAGAGTTCGTAATCCTTATCACAGTCGGATTGTGATACCCCAAGTATCGCTTCGCACAGCAGAGCGACCACGCCCGTTCGATCTGCGCCCGCAGAGCAGTGGAAGTATGTCGGCTTGTTTGCGATGACATAATCGAAGAGCGGGTCGAAGATCGCCTTGATATTCCCGCTTGACTTCTGATACGCAAGGTCGTTCCATGTCATATCAACCCACAGCATATCTACGGTCGGTCCAAAGCCACTTTCTGTCCTGCCGTTCAGTTCAGACGCAAAACGCAGGTCAATTTCCTTGAGGATTCCGAGCATATCAATCGCCTGTTGTCTGCCGTCATCGGTCAGATATCCATACATCTCGCCGCCCCTGAAGAGCAGCCCGTACTTTACCATGCCACCATCGCAATCCCAGCCTCCAAGATCGCGCACGTTGTCCACGTTCAGCAAATGAATCATGCGGCACGCTCCGGTCGGTTTAATGACGCCCTGCTGGATGATGCTACCGTCAGCACCCAACAGCACAAACTTCGACACCGCGCCCGGCGTACAGTTGTAAATCGTAACAGCCCCGGCGTCCACGTTTTTGGTCACACTGTTGCCCGTGTAGCCGTCCACCACGGTCAGCGCCCCCGCTGATTTCACCGTGATCGTAGCCCCGACCGGGCGGTTGGTGCTTGATGTCGTTACGTAGTTTGGGATTTGCGATGTTGTGTAATCACTGGGGTCATAAACGACATTTTGCAAAAATTGCTTAACTTCATCTCGCCGTTGATCAAAAGTGTATACCTCTGTCGGTGTGCCTTTAACATCTAATGTTCCAACTACTTGCTCTCCAGCAGCATTATGTGCAGTTTTGCCTTTTAGCAAACTAGCGGCATCGACAGAGTCATTGGTTAGATCAATAAGAGTATCTCCGCCAAAATTAACTTTGCTTACACCCATGGGATCACCCCTCGCCAGCAATCGTTACAGTCTTACCACCCGCGGAATTATCAGTCTCGACATAAGGAATTGCAGCGACGTCTACCTGTGAGAGATAATCGTATCCTTCACCAGGAAGAACTGTCTGGTTGGTTGTCTTCGGTGTAACAGATTTTGCGTGGACTTTCACGCTACTCGACGGTTCGAGAGTACCAGTTACACCAAGAATAGTAATCCCCTGTTTAATATTAGCAGCAATAAGCTTAGCTTTTTCAGTAGCGAGAATAGAAACGTTGCCACTTCCGTCATGATAACCCTGGGCAATCGAAACAGAATCATCGAGAGATGAAATTGTGAGAGAAACGGCTCCATTATTCGGCATCGTACCAGTAAGCTTAGTACCTCTCGCATATGCGGTTTTGCCACTCAAAATTTCAGCGACTTTAACATTAGCATCCTGAGAATTTACATCAAAGTCACAAGTACCGGTAATAGTGTTGCCGGTTGCATCATGTGCTGTGTAACTTGTAAGGATCTTATCACCGGTAACTGTATCCGCAGTAAGATCAATAAGAACGGTGCTCCCCCATACTACTTTATTAACATGCTGGTTATCTGCCATAATCAATTACCTCCAATAATTATTGTTTTTCCATTTTGATTGCTGACTTCGTAATAAGTGATCGGTTCGATTGTTACATCGTGCGAAAGATGTTTATCTGCAGTGCTTAAAGACTGGGATTCGACTTTTGGTGTAACCGTATAAGGCCCAGAATAGTCCTCGTAGCCAATAGGCATCGACAACGACCCTCTAAGAATTCCTTCCGAAACTATAGAGCCAGAAAGTATTCCCTCAGACCTAATAATGGCTTTACTCATTACGTAATCTCCTCCATAATTTCGAATACTGACGGCTCTATAACTGTGTAGACATCACCAGATGCAGTCGTCAACTGAACGTCGTATTTATACTTGCCAAATAAAAGACTGTCAGTGTCCTCGGGCTTTATGTGTATCGAATTAGCTCCAATTACCTTCTTCTGGAATAAATAATTGGTGCCCTTGGCACTTTTCTTTACAGTAAAGAAGAGAACATCGCCACTTTGCATGGTGTATTCACTATTACTTGCCGAGTTTATGATCGGAATTGTAAGGCGAGCTGTGTCACCTCTAGTCAATCTGATAGTTCCGTCATCTTTTATGTGCAACATGTGCTCCGCTCCTTTCTTAAAAATGATTGAAACAGGATAGCACTTAAAGGGGCTCATAAGGTGGAAGAAAAGGATGTATTATGAAAGGAGAAAAGGTAACCCGCAAGAGAAGTAAGGAGCTCTACCAGCTGAGCATGACTAAAAAGTCTTAGGATTAACCTTATGAACCCGTTTAAATGCTATCCCATATGAAAATGAGATAGCATTCGTAATTTGGGCCTAGGCCCATTCGTCTTCGATCATGATGTTGTTACCTCCACAGCTGAGAGTGTGCCGGCGTCGTCGACAGTGATCTTGAATTTTTTGGTGCTACCGGCGGTGGAAGACTTGACGACAACTTTTTTATTATCAACATATTCTTTTGTTGCAATAAATTCCTGTTCGGCCATAACACCATTGGAAGTTACAGCAATGGTAAAATACTGTGAATAAAAATTTAAGCTGCCAGTATCGATTCCACCACTTCCGCTGAAAAGCCAGAGATTATAGGTTGGTCCTGGGACAAATAGTGGAAGCACTGCCGTGTAGCCTCCAATTTTACATCGGCAAAATAGCGTCTTTCCATTAACATACGCAGTTTTTATATCTTGGATAGGAGTTGCACTCGAAAGTGTATAGCTTGGATACGTTCCATCAAGTTCAACGTAATAGTTATTAGTGATATTCTCGTGTTTATAAGTGCTCCAGCTAACCGTATCCGATTCAATATTTAAACTACACCAATGCGTATACAAGTTGCCACGGTCATCGGTATGTACTCGTGAAAATATCATACCCTTATCTCCGCATAGACCGCCCTCAGCAATGGCAATGGTATAACTGTCTTCATCTACAATTCTAATTGCGCAAAGGCAGCCGTCGTCAATCTCGCTGCATCTACGTATAACTTCTTCTGAAGACGTGGTGCAAATAAATTCATTATTCTCTCCAATATAGCCTTCTGCAATATACTTAACACCATAACCCGCAATGCTTTTTGCTTCATTAATAGCTGCAACAAGATTATCTTTCACTTCAGTTTGAAGCTCAGACAGATCGCCGATCTCTGCTTTTAATTTTGCTAGAATTGCCTTGTCTTCTTCGGTTTCAACATAGTTGGCCGGCTTCGGCTTCTTTACAACATTAAAAGTTTTCTCGGCCATGGTGCATCCATTTTCTATACTTCCAGAATATGCATAGACGGTCACTGCATGTGTATCCTGAAGAAGAAAATTCGGGATCTCGGCTTTTCCGTTAATCACTTCTCTAGTGATAGCCTGGGTGCTACTGTACTTTGAATAATGAACTTCTGAAACGGACTTATCATCAACTACGATTTTACGGCCGGTGTCCCACTGCCAAAGTTCTGTACGACCGTCGTCCAATGTTATGTTCATATGAATGCCTCCTTTGGCAATTAATATAAAGGTAAACCCAAAAATATAAATTTTCCTCCGGGGAATTTTTGAGG